GCTGTCACAATCAACCCCTCGCACTGCATAAATGGTTTTCTATCCCTCAGACATGCTAGACACGTTTTCTTACCGGGCACTCTGGCTCTTTCGCTCGTCAACTTGAAACCGACAATCAAGTACCAGTGCCCATTCCGGCAGATATCAGATTTTGTCTGCCCCCTTTCTACGCGATCCCTCGCATTATCTAATGCCGTACCCGGTTCAATATGACTCGGACGCACACACCCTATGCGCCCGTTATCACATTTATGGCGAGTATGATGTTTCCTGCCTTTGGGTTGCGGCCCATAATACAACCGACAGACAAACTGATGGGCGTATATCCGTTCCCTATGAACACTAAAAACTCCGTACCCGCGTCCGTTTGTTCCCGCTGTCCATATCCAGCACGGCCCGAGATCCGGCCGAAGTGTCGGCAGCGGTCCATCCTTACGAACCTTGGACCAGAATAACGGGATGATCTGGTCATCCGGAATTCTCCGTCTGGAATACCCCATTAGCGCCGGGTCGCCCTTCCTACTTACCATCAGAATGCATCCGTGAGCGAATGCTGATTCTTTGGCTCCGATGCCTTGCGTGCCATCTTACGTCGTTCTTGTGCTATTTCCATTTGGACCGATAGCCAGTGCGAGCACACGCCACCGTGATACTCGAATCCGGGGCAGCTACACCACGTCTCCATGGTCTGGTAGACGAGTGGGCGCCCTTCTGCATCCTTTTTGCTCGACGCGAACGTAATCACGTACCGGGTCGGACGGCCAGCGACCCGCACGTGCAACCGTACCCAGGTGGCCCGTTCTTCGTAATGCTTCAGCGCGGATGCCAGCATCGATGGGGTGTAGGTCCGCTTCGCCATCAGTCCGGCCCCCAGTTGATATCTTCGTACCGGAGCAGTGGTTTCGGCAGTCGCACGCGGTTGACCTTGCCGACCTTGACGCGCGACAGATGCGATTTCTCCTGGCCCGGCACGTGGGGGTACCCGAGATCGCAAGTGTCCGCGCCCGTGCATCCTGTCTTGACCACAACAATCGTTTTGTTGGGCAGCTCGTGGACAGTACCGCGCCGGATACCAATGCCGTCTATCACAACGTCTACTTCGTCGCCTACACTCAATTTCGCCATCACTCGTGCCCCCCTAGACACTTGCCCATCCCGTGACACCGACCAGCACAGCGACAGTCACAGGACCGCTTGCCGCTCGTGCAGGCGCCGCCACATGCCTTTGGCGCCACGCCGTACCCGTTGCGCTTGACCAGTTGAATCGTCCGCACGTTGGACAGGACCGTCTTGACAAACGATGGCATCCCGTCTGGCCGCGTTCGCTTCGTCTTGCAGCAGATCCCGCAGACCGTCGCGGCGGACCCGTCGTCCAGGTTTGTCCGGAATGTCTGTTCGATCGCCTGACCGTGAATCGGGCAGTCCCCGAACGTCTTGTAACCGGTCGTCGTTGCCATCTGCGTGCCCCCGTGCGGTGTTCCTGTCTGATATGAATATACCACGGTGGTATTGATCTGTCAAGGGGTTTCCGGGGGAATTTCCAGAATTCCCCCGGATTCGTCAGTCAGAAGGCGAGCTCAGGATTGAGGAATGCTGTATCCTGGTCACTCTGTTGGGTGTCTGCGATATCGTCCAGCAACATGTCGCCGTAGCACCCGGGGTGCCGCGCGCCATCACCGTAAGCGATCGTCTTGCCCTTCGAGATATCGCCGGCGCAGTAGCGGCAGGAACCGTTATAGGCGCTCGTCATGATCTTGGGGGCACGACGACTCATCGGGGGAATCTGGCAGCCGATCCCGGCCAGGATGCGGGACTCTTCGTCCAGTCGTGTGGCTGCTTCCTTTTCCTGACGCGCTTGCTTCCGTACAGCATCTCTCTCGCGTGCGACGGCCCGCTTCGCTTCCTGCGCGGCGACTTCATCAGGTGTCCCGGGCACAGCGACCATACCGGCCCCCATGCACCCGTAGCACTTATCCATATCCATCAAGTTGAAGGAATACCGACCACATCCGCCGCAACGTCCACAGGTCCGGAGGGTATATGTCTGGCCGTTGCTTGTGAAGAATTCTCGCCCGGCCTGTTCACACTGTCGGACCGTTGCTGCCGTAACGAGCTTTGCGCCACGCACCCCTGTCGTTGCCATGTCATTGCCTCCGTAGTGATGTGCTGTACCTAGAATATACCACCATGGTATGTAGGTGTCAAGGGTTTTTCGCGGCAATGTCTGGAATTCACCACAATCGGGTCATTCTGAAATGACAGAAACCCCCCATCAGGTGCACCTGATGGGGGGTTTCTCAACAATGGGGGTGTCCTGTGGAAGTGTCGGGCCGGCAGGGGATTTCAGCCCGCGTCATCCGCCGAAGCGGCGCTCTCGTCTGAACTACAACCCGACCTTGTCAGTATAGCAGCGGCCCCCGCATTCTGCAATACGGGGGCCGGCGTTCCATGGTCTGGATGGCTGGTAGCTGTTACTGTCGTCTACCCCGGCGCATGGCCGTTGTCACCCCCTCTGCACTCTCAGCCAACGACCTGTTGGCATGGCGTCTCTGGGAGACTCTTGTAGTCTAGCACGAGCCGCCCATGTCGTCAACGGGGTGTACGCAGATACCGCCAGATGGACGCGAGTCCGCACAGAAACAAGCAGGGTATCGCAATCGCCAGGGCTGCCAGGATCTCGGCATCGGTATCATCGATCCATGGTCGCCGTTCCCGTGTCGCCATCCGATCCCCCCGTCAGGCAGCTTGCAGTGCGTGAATCGACATGATGTAATCGTCCCACCCGGTCAATCCGCCATTGACGAGGATGCGGGTATTCTCCCAATCCCCCAGCCGGGCCGCATCCGGGATGCCATAACCTGACTGGTACCGGTGATGTTGGAAGTACAACGCCAGTACGGCCGCCGATACGTCGTTCAGCAGTGCGTCATCAGGCCGGGCGATCAAGTCCACGCCCCGACCCAGGAGCGCGCTCGTCATCTCGCCGTATGTCCGGTAGTTACCCGCATGGGTCAATTGGATCAGTCCTCGCCCGAACCACGGCCAGTACCAGAGGTTATTCCGTCGCCAGGTTTCGGCTGGCTCCGGTTCTCCCAGGTAGTACGCCTCACGGACAGGCCAGAATGCCCCGGCTTCAACGCCAATCGTCGCTAGTGCGGCAATCTGCACCGGTCGATCCGCGATCCCCAATCCGTGCAACGCGGATACCACGAGCGGCCACTGTATCTCGACGTTGACAAGGGGCGATCCGAGAATCCGGCTGATGGTCCGGGCATCCCAGAATTCCCATGGATTGCCGATCGGATCGGGTGGAACGAGTTGCAGTCGTCGTCGTTGCTGTTGGATGATAGCCGCACGCATCACCAGGTACCCCTGGTTGCCCCTGTGCGCAACATAGGACGCTCCGGACGACTGTCAGGCTGTTCTGATGCACCCGGCTGTTTCAGGCCGTTTCTCGTCAATCTCATGCCAGTCGTTCCACGGCCGTCCCGTTCCACCGGAGCATGGCCGACGCAAACGCCTGACGGGTCGGACCACCCCCTTCCGGGATCTCGTGGCCGAGTGGGCTGCCGATCTCGGCGTAGTGCTCGCGCCAATAGGTCGGTATCGCCCAGGTGTGAATGGTAGCGTTGTACTCCAGGGTTGGCGCAATCGCGGTCCATGCTTGCCGCCACATCTCCAGCTCGGCCGCTTCGGGAGTCTCGGGCACCTTCGGCGGCTCCGGGATTTCGCCACCACCATCAGGAGTCGGCAACGGCACCGGGATAGCGAGTGTGGACGCGAAGGCGTACGCATCGGCCGATGGCTTCGGGCTACCATCGTTGCGATACAGCCCGAAGCCATCCACCATGTCGTCAGTCATGCAGAACCACTGCACGGCGATGATGTCGGTCCGCCGGGCCATCGCGTTGCACATCCGCTCGACATACTGCCCCTGGAACGCTTCGTCAACTTCCTGCGTCGAGAGTCCGATCTCTGTCACCATGATCGGCTTGCCATAGGCGGCGTAACCGTCGATCAGATCTCCGATATACCCAGTACCCCAGGTGGGTGACGGCCAGTTTGGTTCTGGTCGCTTTCCATACGGATGGACACCTACAACGCTCATCCACGAGAGATCCTGGCCGTCTAGCCAGGATGGTTGCCCCGAGACCAGTCCGCCGCAGATGATCGTTTTCCCTGGCAGTCCCGCACGGGCTGCCTTGCCCATCGTCTGGAAATCCGCTTTGCTCATGCTCCAGGACGACGGGGACACATGGTCCGGCTCGTTCCCCACGATCCACGCGACCGCGTAGCGGTCATACCTGGTGGCGTAGACGGTGATCGCTCGACCGGTTGATGCCGCGATATGCGCCGAATCGACCGGTCCGAACGCCTCGATGCTCAGACGATCCAAGAGCAGTAACGGATAGATATCATGCGCGAGATAGTCCGCCAATGTGCCGCCAACGTCCTCGTCACGACGGGCAACAACGATCGCCCACCGTGCCCCGATATGCGCTAGCGATGCACCGGTTGTTCCGCCATCTTCGCGGACATTCATACCAAGGGTTGCCATCAGATACCCCCATACACCGATCCTGCACAGTCTACCATATCGATCGTCATTTCAGAATGACGTGTCGTCAGATCGGGGTGCCCGTATCAGCCAAACGCGACATATCCGTACGTGATGCCGGATGTATTCGTATCGTCTGAGGCACCGACAACAAATCCAGCAGCATCACAGGCGGCAACCAGGGCCGGTGTATTGATGCCCGGAGAGCCCTGTATATGCACCATGTTATTAGCCGCCGTTGTACTGGTGAGTATGGCGTGTTTGAGGAGTCCGCCACTGGTCCAATAGAGAGCAACGAATTTACACACAAATCCGGGGCTGATCGCGCGTGACCCGGCATTATTCCCCGCGTAACTACTCGATACATATTTAGGGTAACTGGCGATAGCTACCCCGCCGATTGACGTCGTCACGTTCCCGGCGTTCGTAGCCGTCGTCGCGCTCGTCGCACTGTCCGCCGTGGATGCGTGGCCGGCCGTTGTGGCGTTGACCGCGTTTGTGGCCGTTGTGGCGTTGACCGCGTTTGTGGCCGTTGTGGCGTTGACCGCCGATGCAACCGACAGTGTGGCCGGGTTCAGCCAGGCGAGTGCGGCGCCGGCCATCCCCAAGAGATACCCGGCTGTTCCGACACCAGGACTCAACTTGCCAGCCGTCACGCCCAGGTCAGCAAGCAGAACGGTGGTGATCGCACCCGGCGCTATCGCATCGGAAGGGACTTTCTGCCAGGATGTGCCGGTGGTGGATGTAGAAACGACGACGTAGCTTGACCCCGGTGGATCAGCGTTGCCTGTCAAAATGCGTAACCACCGGATCGGGTCTAGCAGATTCGTGACCGCATAGGCGACGGTGATAACCGTGCCCCCAACGGGGTCAGCCGGTGTACCGTAGGCCATTGCTACACTCCCAGCATGCGGCGGAATCGGTTGAGGGTATCCCGTGGCGCCGCCCGACCGTGGATCACGGCTGATGGCGGGAATGGCGCGACGCCTTCATCCAGGAACGGCCCATGCACCGGACCCAGACGGACACCGTCCAGGTCCGGGACCGGATCGCCATGAGCCCAATTCTCGGCCATCAGCATCTCAACTGTTTCGCCCGGTGACCAGTTGCGATCGGCTGGATTGCCTCGACACGACAAGACCGCTTCGATCTCTCGACGCTCTCCTTCGCCTGGCACGACGATCCAGCGCCAGCCGCCGCCCCAGGCCCGGTTGCCGCACCGGACGCACCAGCCGAGCGGGCTGTCCAGGAAGACGACGCAGCCGGGCGTTGGAAGGCCCTTCGCGCCGCACGAGCACGAGGCGATCCACATGCCGTGATTGACGCGGGCCACCAGCGGGGCGGCCGTCAGGACGACGTGGTCCATCGGCGGGATCTCGGCCTTCGGGTAGCAGGTCAGCAGGTAGGCCCTGAGATCGTCGACCGGCGTGGTCAGGCTGGTCGCCGCGATGGCCCGCCCGTCCTGGATCATCATGACAGCCCCGATGGTCGGATGCGGATGTACTCGCCCGAGAGCATCCAATCGATCTCGCGGCTGGCCAGCCCGGTCACGGTGATGACGATGTCGTTGCCGCTCGCCGTGAGCGCGAAGGCCGTGGCCGCCACCGGAGACCCCGCCCCAGACGCGATGTTGCCGATCACGGTCTGTCCGATCACGCTGGCTCCCCCGTTCAGGCGCTGGACGACTGCCACCACCCAGACCGTCCGCTGGGCGCCGTTGTCGAGCGCGATGCCAGACGCAACCATGCTGACGTTGAACTGCGACTGCGTCGGGAGCGTGGCACGGAACATCTCGGCCGACGTCGCCCCGCTGGTATGTGCGTCGCCACCAAGCAATCCTCTGGCCTGCTTCAGCACGACGGGCTGAGGCGCCGGCAGGGCCGCGATGGTCCCGTCTGCTGCGAGCGTGACGCCGCCGTTCGGCTGCGCAAGCGCGGCCCGAATCGCCGTCGCCTGAGCGTCTTCGAGGTCGACGATCACACAGCCGTCGCGCTCGCCGAGTCCCTGGCCGGATTGGAGGACCAGGCGGTCGGAGGTCTGTACCTGTGCCTGCATGCCCATCTCCTACCCGATCCGGATAGCCCTCATGTGGCTGGCGTTGTTGCCCTGGCTGGCCGTCGGCGTCGCAGCCAGGATCTTGCCGCTGGCCGACGTGAAACCCCGACAACTGATTTTGTAGGTGGTGGTTGTCCCCGGACTGACAACGCCGGCCAGGGTGATCGTCTCGTTGTAGTTCGCGCCGCCTATGGTCACCTGATCCGAGCTCTCCACAGTCGTGCCATCCCAGAGCTTCGCGATGACGCCGGCAAGGCCCGCAGTGTCCGTGACTAGCACCGTCCCCACGATGAGCCACGTGCCGGCCGCCAGAGACACGCTCGGCCCGTCGAAGAAATTGGCGATGTTGTTCAGCGCGACGTCGGCCGCGAGATCCGCCTTGGCGGTCGAGAGGATGGGGTAGCCGAAGATCGTCGCCCCGGCTCCAGTGACCCGCAGGACGTGGCCGACCGTCGTGGGCACACTGGCGCCGATCCCGAGCTTCGTCTCCAGCGCCTCCGCAATGTCGTTGAGGGTCGAAATAACCACGTCAAGGAAGAGGCCAGTATCGTCGGTGAACGAGTCCTCACCCGGATTCGTCAGGCTGTCGAGGGCTCCCGGAAAATTGACCACGTGTCACCCCTCCCTATACGCCCGCAACAGGTATACTGCGCAAATAAACACCCGGCGCCGCTAGAGACGGCCTGGGCTCGTCATCAGGGATACCTGGAGGATCTCCCCAATGCCATCGAATCATACCACGCTCCTGTGCCGCTGTGGCTGTGGCGTGCGTGCACACACTGACACTGGGCTTGCTCGCGGCAAGAATCCATGCCTCGGCACCTTGTCGCAGCAGTTTATCGCCCGGACCCATAAGACTGCTGCGTGTTAGGGGTGGGTCGGGTCGCTGAAAGAACGCGGCAGTTACGGCCGATTCCTGGTCAATGGGCACTGGGTCCGCGCTCACCGCTATGCATGGACGCTGGCAACCGGCCAACCTGTCCCCGCCGGTTTTGATGTGCTGCATACGTGCGATGTGCGTCATTGTGTACGGAATGACAATCCTGGTATCTATGTCGTTCGCGGCATCGCTCGTCCCAGATTCGGTCACCTGTGGCTCGGCACGCACGCCGATAATATGGCTGACATGCATGCCAAAGGAAGAAACAGTCGGTATCGTGATCTGATCCCCCGCCCTGCAATCATCCCGAAGGTTGTCGGCAAGTTGACCCCAGATGATGTATGGGAAATCCGCCGACTGCTCACCGACAACGTCCCACACAGAAAAATCGTTGCGATATTCGGAGTTTCTAAAGGGCCAATCACCGCTATCTCTCGTGGGATAGTTTATAAGGATTGCACCTAATATTTGCATCCTATACACCCCAGAGTGTCGACAGGCCATCCCAGAGAGCTGTCACGTCGTCCCAGATGGCACCGGTGAGGCTGTCTGCTTGCTCACACGAATACCGAGCGGTCACCGTGCGCCCTTGCGCATCCTGTACGCGTCGGTCTATGGCATTGATCCAGACATCCCCGCTCAATCCGCTATTCGCCTCGATGAGCGTTATCCGGTCGGATGGCCTGCGCCGTAGGATCTGCTCCAGGTTCTCGGCATCTCCATTCTGGACCGTGAACGACACCACCGGACGGGGGTACTGCTGCCGCAACACCCAGGAGTCACACACGGCAATGGCCTGCACCGGGTCGATCTCGGACCAGCCCTGCACCGGATAGGTCAGGGGGATACTCTGCCCAGGAATGGGCGAGAATGCCGCGATGGACAATGACGCGTCTACAGAATTCTCGACGGTCGTTTCCGAGACCACGGCAATGGATTTTGCCCGCAGTTGCATACCGGTGATGGTTGCGCCGGACCCGCCGGCCGTTATCCGAATGATCGCCAGGAACCCGGACGTATAGGTCAGCGTGACGGTGGCCGACCCGGCCGACACAGTGTAATCTGTTGCCGCAACCGGCGACACGGCATCGGTAAACAGATCGGTCGGACGCACAAACAGTGTCCGCACCTGGCCGGCCGTCAGCGTGATGTCAGCGCCATAGGCCCAGATGACCACCACCGATCCGGCCGCCGCGCGCCGACGCGTCGTGTAGGTTGCCCGGTTGTACACCGACCGGAAGCCTGGGTCATACTGGAAGTCCGACAGGGTCAGGCTCGACGTGCGGCCACGATACAACCGGTGCGCCCGGTACAGCACATGGTCTCGGTACCGGGTCCGGTTGCCAAACTGTCGATCCCAGAATGACGCCTGACTGGTATTCGATCGTGCTTGTGTGATGCGATAGTTGCGATTCTCCCAGCGGAACACCCCGTCACGATCGACGTAGAATGTGCCCGGCCCTTCGGATACCGTGAGCTCCAGAAGGGCCGCCCACGGATCGCGCTCATCGCACCACCAGTACAGCAGTGTCGTGTCTGAAACCGAGATGTCCCGCATATCTGTCGGCCACGACACCGCATCCAGGATCGCGGACACGCACTGATCGATACGCGGCGCTGTCATCAATGGCACCGTCACCGGTGTCCGACTGAGAACAACCTCATAGCCGATGGTGTCCATGCGGACGTTACGATTGCCGATCGCCGTGGTCTGGCTGATCTCTCGGATCACGTGCCGTCCGAATTGCCAGACGCTTTTGCCACGATAATACACATGATCGCGGTAGCCAGTGTGCGACCGGTAGGGCCGTCGTTCGCCGTGGGCCACTTCGTACAGGACCGGCCGACCAGGAATAACCCGCTGATAGACCGGACTGGACGGATTCTCCTGGGAATACTTGCCGCGTTCGTTGCGGAGCGGGAATTCCCCCTCCTGAATCTTGGGGGGATTCAACTGCTGGGCGCCATCTCGCCCCTCGGTAACCGTAAATCCCTCGCGGACATCGGGGGTCACGCGGTCGAATTCACCGTCAAAATCGCCTGACCCGCCCCACGAGACGTACACTTCTGGTTCGACCGTGCGCGGCAGCGTCATCAGATGGTCCCCAGCGGCGCCCGGCGCGTCTCTACGGCCACGTCCCGCCCACGGATGTACCATTCGGCCAGAACGCGCCCGGACGGATCTCTGAGGACGAATTCATGCCGTTGTAACGGAGCCGGCTGTCGTCCCTGATTGCCGACGTTCATCCAGTCAGGTAGTGGGGCTACAACTTCCCGGTGTGTCCCCTCGCCCACGCGGACAACGGTACCGCCCGGAGTCGGACTGATGATGCCGCCGTTCTGTAGCCCCAGGATGTCCCGCAGATAGGTCCGTGTCTCGCCCGGCAGGTCACCCAGGTTGCCCGACCACGAACGGACGTTGCCTGGCCCCCAGTTGTACGCGGCCAACATCCGGACAACATCGCCACGAAACATAGTCAGCATCTGTCGATCGTAATGAGCCGCGCCGCGTAACTGGTTGGCTGGATTGCCCATCAGTGCGGCCACAGACATGCCAAGCTGACGGGCGATCTCAACGGCCGTCCCCGGCATGAACTGTCCGAGTCCGGCCGCGCCGGATCTCGGGTTGACCGCTGTGGGATCGAAATTCGACTCGCGCTTGATCTGACGGACAAAGATGTCCGGATCGATGCCGTACTCACCGGCCATCATCCGGGCAATATCCACCAGTGCGCCGGTCGGCATCGAAATCGCTCCTGGCCCGCCAATGGTGCCGAATAATCCCTGTGCCGCTGCCAGCAGCTCGCCAGACTTGCTCTGCATACCGCCAATCAGTCCCGCGATCAGATTCGATCCGATTTCGTGAAACACCGTCGACGGGCTATGGATACCGAGCAGTTTTTGCATCCATTCGGGCAGCTTTTTCCCGATGTTGTCCGTGATCCACTGCTGGAGACTGCCCCAGTTATCGGACAGCCCCTTCTGTATCCCTGTGAGCATGCCGGCCCCAAGAGCGGCCGCCTTCCCAACAATACCATCAGCATTCGATGGGTTGACCTGATTGGCAATCCACGTACCGATCTCCAGGGTGATCAGCACCAGTTTCGCCACAAGATGCGGGACAACATCCGTCGCGATCCACCCGAGAAATGCCAGTCCCCACTTTCCGAGTGCTTGCGCAAACCCGTTCGGATTCGTCACGTCTGCCTGTTGAGTAATCCAGAGCTTGATACTGTCGGACAGCTCGCCCAGTTTCAGCAGTAAGCGCGCCCAAACCGGCACGACCCACTGGACAAACTCAACGGCCCATTGTGCCAGTTGCGTGACGATGGCCGGCAACGCGTCCGTAACGATCCAGTTGCCAACCGACAGGAGTAGCTTGCCGAGCTCAGTCAGCAACGGCTGGATGCGCGGGCCGACCCAATCTACGATCGCGCTGCCCCATTCCAGGAGCTTACCTGCAATGGCCGGCAACGCATCCTTGATCACCCAGTCCGTCAACGACACCAGGAGTCGCCCGAGCGCGGCCAGCAGTGGCGGAATCTTTGGCCCAACCCAGTTGACGAATTCAACCGCCCATCTGCCGATCGCATCCAGCAATTCGCCGGTGTGCTGGCCCATCCATTCGACCGTACGGGCGATCAGTTTGCCGAATTCGGTGAGTAATTTCGGAATGACCGGTCCAACCCAGGTGATAAATTCGGTTGCCCATTCCAACAGTTTGCCGGCCAGTTTCGTTGCGTTCGCGCCGATCCAATTGAGTACATCGCCGGCGAGGGCGGCCAGCTTGCTCAACAGATCCAGGCCGGCAGTTCCGATCCACTGCACAAAGGCAATCTGCCACGCAACCAGTTTTTGACCGATCGGGCCGGCGTTTGTCTCAATCCAGCGGTACACACCATCAATGATCGCCTGTAGTCCATTGAAGAACGGCGGGGCAGCGTTACGAACCCAGTCCAGCAACACCGTTGACCATTGCGTCAGGAGTCCGCCGATACGCGGGGCAGCCTCGCCCAGTGTGCGCAGAACCGCTGTCACGATCCCGCCGAAACCGTCCTCGTTGAACGCGCGCCGGATCTCCATAAACCGAGTGGCTACGGCGGTCATGATCGGTTGACCGATGATCGCTTCTATTTTGGCCTGCAACTGACCGGCCAGTTGTCCAACCGCGATACCGCCGATGGCCGCCCCGATGCCGGCTCCGAGTATGCCGCCGATGGCTGTACCGATCACCGGAACGACTGACCCCAACGACGCGCCAATCGCGGCCCCCCGGCCGGCTCCGAACAACATGCCGGCCAGGGTCGCTCCGGTGACGATCGGATTTGCCGTGATCCACTCGACAAACCCATCACGCAACTGACCGGCCAGGCGGGCACCATTCTCTTTTGCTTTGGCAATCGCCTGTTCGGCTATGGCGTCGGGAGTGAATGACTTATCGGTGGGCGCCTTCGGAGCCGCGTCTCGCGCTTCTTTCGCGGCCTTTGCGGCTGCTTTCGTTGCCGATTCGGCATCCCGGATGGCCGATGCCTGTGCCTGAATCTCGGCCTTGATCTCCTGTTGTACCTGTTTCTGTTCGGTCAGGGTCGATTTCTGGCGCGTCAGACTGTCGAGCTGCTCCTGGAGTGGCGCCAGTCGGTCCTTTTCCTCCTGTTTGATCGCTTCGATTTGCTGTTTGATCGGCAAGGCCGCCATGTCGCGACGCAGTTTGTCCTCTCTTTGCGCCGTGTCCAGGATGTCCTTACGCTCTTTCAGCTCGGCTTGCGCATCCTTGATGGCAGCCAACCTGGGCTTATCGACCAGGTTCGCTTTCTGTTGGTTGAGATCCAGGATTTCGCGATCGATACCGGCTAACACCTGTTGCCGCTTCGCTTCGGCCATCTGCGCCTGACGCTTTTCGTCACGCACGACCCGTTCGGCATCATCGATTTCTTTCTGTCGGGACCGTTGTGTGTCCTGATCTTTCTGCTTTTCGGCCGCGATCTGCTTTTCTAGCTTCGCTGCCTTATCCTTACGTTGCTCCTCTTTCTTATCGTCGTCCTCTTTTTCCTGGCGGACCTGCTTCTCTAATGCGGCGATGGCCTGTTGCCGCCTGACTTCGTCGGCCGCGTCCTGTTTCTTCTGGGCATACTCTTTGATGGAAAGGGCTAATTGCGCTTCATCAATACCGAGCTGTTGCAAGTCGAACGAGACATCCTCGCCCTTGCGCTGCCGGTCTAGCAGTTTCTGGCGCTTTTCCTGGAGCGATAGGCGAGCCTCCTGGACCCGTAGCCCTTCCTTTTCGTCGTCCAGGGCCGCGCTCCCTGATCCGCCCGAGCGGCCGGCGCTCCGGATCTCTTCTAGCCGCCGTTCCGCTTCAGACTTCCCCCTGGACCGACTTCCGCCCCTGACGGACTCCAGTTGCTTCTCTAGCGCTTTGACGCGGTCCGAGTCGCCCCCACCACGGGTGTCCTTCTGGCGGTCTCGCAAGCGTTCCAGGCGGTCCTCAGCGGCCGACCGTTCGCCCCGGGCTTTTTTGTCAAGCTCGTCGCGCTTCTGGGCCTGTTCAATGCCCTTTTTCTGGAGATTCAGCTCTTCGATCTGATCGTCTATCCGAGCGCGTATCTCGCGGCTACCCTGGGCCGCGTTCTCGGCCCGCTTCAGTTCGCTCTCTTCAAGCTGCAACAGAAGCGATTGTTCCTCGTATTCGTAGTCCTTGCGTTGGGTAATCACGTCTAATTGCTGCTGGAGTGGCTCTAACTGATCCTTATAGCCCTCTTTGAGATCATCAATGCTGAATTTGACATCCTTCGTGATGGCGTCAATGTCGTGAATCGCCTTGCCGATGTCGCGGATAGACTCGTCAACACCACGGGCGGCTGTCTTGAGATCCTGGAGTCCGCCGGCCACTTTGGCAACAGCCGGCTTGACCGCTTCGTCTGCTGCATCAGCCGCGCCCTTCCCCCATGCCTGGATCGTGTTGGCTCCGCCCTGTTCAATCTGGGCCAATGGTCCGGCTGACGGCGGGCTGTTGCCGATAAAGAACGACGCGATCAGATTAGCGACCGTATCAATGGCCGCCTGCAACACACCGTTCGCCCCGTTGAGGATGCCGGTCGCGAATTCCCCGACGATGTTCTCGCCGGCCCCGACCATCCGAGACGCAAACGCCGTCACACCGTCCATCATACCCATGAGCACGGTGGTAAACGTCCGCCCAATCAACTGGAATCCGGCTGCGAAATTCCCCTCGGTAAAGAATCCGAACGCTGCGCTTATCGCGGCCCCTATCGGGGCCAATGATTCCATGCCGCCCTTGATGGCCGAGACCAGCCCGGAAACCGCAACAACCCCGGCTTGCACCCAGGTCTGGAATTGCTCGGACGACAGCAGTTTCGCTAACTGATTGGCGCCCTCGGTTGCCAGTTCATAGATCGACCGGCCCATCTCGGCAAACGCTTGCGTACCCACATCGCGGATAGTGGACAGCGCTCCGGTCAATGACTTGCTCGCCTGTTCCATCAGGCCGGCATGCTCATACGACGACCGCAACGCCTTGACCATCGTTTCGCCCGCAATCAGCCCTTGCTCGGACATTTTGCGGACTTGCGCCTCGGTGACCCCTACCTCTTTAGCTAGAATCTGCCAGGCGTTCGTGACGCCACCTTCAATCAACTGGTTCATTTCTTCAGCAGACACTTTGCCCTTACCGATCATCTGCTGAATGGCAAGTCCGATGCGTCCGAGCGCTTCCTGCGAGAGCGACCCTGATGCTGATGCCGCATTCCCGATCGCTTTGATGGTCGGGATGATGTCGTTTGCGGCAATACCGACCGATTGCAACCGGACAGACAACGACGAAAGATCCTTGAATTCAAACGGTGTTTCGGCTGCGAAGCGTTTGAGACTGTTGAGGAACGCATCCGCAACCTTCGTATTGCCTTCGAAGTACCTGGTAAAGATGTTCCGCGACATATCCAGCTGCTGGTTGAAATCGATAACCGATGCTTTGAGTGCCCCGATCCCATCTCCGATAACTTTGAGGCCGGCCCCGAACGCAGCAACACCAGCCCCGATGCCCAACCCTTCGGAGAATTGCTTGCCGAACGCCGATACCCGCTGATCCAGGGCAGATAGCCCTTTATCAGCGGGTGATGTATCAACATCCACGACTCCGCGTAGGCGGAACGCTTCACCTGGCATCGGTCATTCCGAAATGACGCACGACGGCCCCGTCAGGCGTTCCGCCGTGCGTCGCGTGCCGCCCGTGCATCCTCGAAGGTTTTGGCATTCCGCTTCCATTCGGCACGCGCCCGGGTGATCGCATCGGTGTAATCATCCAGCCAGTACCGCCAGATCGGACATCGGCCCCATTCCGGGTGTCCTAGATAGTCCCACGGGAGATACCCGCCAGATTCCCCGCCTGCCCGTTCTGCTCGGAGGCAGGCGTCTGCCCAGTCCGGCCATTCTCCGTCGTCGCCCCCGAGAAGACTTTCGAGGAGATCATCCGGTTTGGGCGGTCAAGGTAGTCCGCCATGATGGCCAGCACGATCGCGACTCGCAAGCCCGGTTCCATGTTCGCGACGATCGCCTCGCGCGTAATCGGCATCGGCTCGCCGGACAGCCGGACGTCCCACGCCTTGACAAGCCTGACAATATAGTCGGCATAGGCGGCCCGACTGTTCTCCTGGGCAACCTGTGGGGGGACGGCATCGGCCCGCCGGGCCTGTCGGTCTCTGGCTCGACGTTGCGCCCGATTCTCTTCAGGCGGTACTGCCGGCAAGTCCGGAATGCGTTTCAGGTCAATCAGCCGGGCCGTTTCGATCTGAGAGAGGAATTCGACATCCTCATCAGACAAGGCGGCCGGCGTATACGCCACGCGCGCCGTAAAATTCGGTGGCGCTTCATAGTCGTCCGGGGCGTTATTGTCTGGCTCTTGCGCATATTCAACCTTGATCCAGACGAGTGCGCTTCGGAAGTCAGATAGGTCCACGGTACTGCCTCCGGAGGGCTACAGGGCCATCCGTTGCTCGCGGGTGACCCTGTTGGCGTCCTGTGGGTTTCGTGACCCCTGTTGGCCCTGTGGGGACCTCTGGGGGCCTGTTCCGCTACATGCTAGTGAGGATGTTACGCAGGACAGCCGAGAATCCGCCGGAGAACACCGTACTGTCCGAGATGATCGTGAGTGGGAACGGCATCGTCTCCGAACCGCCCTCATCCCCGAATTGCCCGACGTTCTCCGATGCCTGCACGGCGCAATCCACGCGTAGCAGATACCGCAACGTCCCCTCACCGGTCAGTGGGCCGACTGCTTCGTACCGGACCAGATACGTGTCACCTTCCATCAGATCGGCGTAAACCTGACGGGCTGTCGCGTCGTTCCGCATGACGACGTTGAGACTCAGGTCCGGCACCTGGAGCACGTCGTCGTCATACGATTCGGTCGCCGCATCGATCACCCAGTCCGGATTCACCAGACCGTCAAAGGCGAATTCGCCCGTATAGGGGCGCACCTTCGTGGTCCCGATCGTGCCGCCAGATGTCAGGTTGTCCATGTACATGGTCCACTGCGGCGCTTCAACAGCTTCCACCGGGATGGTCGTGATGCCACCTGCCTGGAGCACGGTGTAGACGACCGACCCGCCGGTCAACCCGGCGCTGTTGATGGACAACGCGGCGACATCGGTATTCGCCAATGTGCCGCCGCTCACGGTGATCGTGGCACTCTGGGCCGGCAACGTGCCGCCGGTCAACGTCAGATTCGCCGTACCGCCAGCCCCCAGGGCTGTGTTGACAGCCGTCAACAGTGACCCGTTCGTGGCGTTGAATACCACATTGACGGTGCCGGCCGCCCCGGTCACAACGAATGTACCCGCTGTGATGGACCCGGGCGGCGTCGGTGCGAGGGTAAACGATTCGTTGACCCCGAGCGTCGCCGCGAAATCGAGATCCCGCGCGTATCCGCTGCCGGAGATCCCCGGACTTGCCGTCCGGCTGAATGTAAACCCGAACGACTGGAATACCGTGCGGATCGCCTCTTCGGCTGTCCCGTTGCGGTAGCCCTGGGCGATGGTGAACGTGGGCCGGGTGTTCAGCCCATCCGAACTGTAGGTGTAGGTGTGGTCGTGGGTGACCGTGCCACCTGATGGGACCGTCGTCGTCGGCACACCCATCAGGGCCGACAGCAGATAGATCACCGAATTGAAATCCAGATACGACCCGTCGCCCAGGGTGAACGTCGACCAGTTCTGAATCAACGGTCGGGCGGTCCGCATGGTCGATCCGCTGGGGCGGACTTCGGACCGGGTGCTATTCGGGGTCAGTCGAAAATTGAGACCCTCCAGGAATTTGTTCGGGGGCTGTCGTGTCCCTGAAACATCTTCCCTGGCAATATACACACGTTTGGAAACGATGCTTGCTACAGGCACAATGATGCAACCTTTCCAGCGCGCACCGTTGGGCTTGCGCTATAATCACGGCGCAAAGAGTCCCCGCAAGTGCTGAGAACACTCCGGGGACTGAGACATCGAGACACATGGGAGTTACGTCGATGCCTACCAGTGTTTATACACGAACGCACGCCCCGATTGACGTCCAATTCTGGTCCCGCGTTGACCGAAATGGACCGACACACCCGACGCTGCCGGACCCTGGTGTCTGCTGGGAATGGACCGGACCCCTGGAATGTGGCGGCTACGGGGCATTCCGCAGTCGGAAGTACGGGCGGTATCAGGCGCACCGTCTGGCATGGAAAATGGCTACTGGAGACAGCACGGCTATCGCCATCTTCCATTCTTGTGACAACCGGCGATGCGTCCGCAATGACTCGGAAGGTTGCTACACAGTCAACGGGATTGCGCTCCCGAGACGAGGGCACCTTTTCCGTGGGGATCGCACCATCAATGCCCACGACAAGATCGCTAAGGGGAGAGGACGATACGGAGTCGTGCGGGGTAGTCGAGTCGGCACATCCAAGGTTACCGAGTCTGACATTCCCGCCATCATTGAAATGGTTGATAGCGGTATTCCACGTAAGGTCATTGGCGCACAGTTCGGCATCACCGACACAATGGTCGGGTACATCTATAACCGCAAGTGCTGGCAGCACGTCAAGGTCTAGATGGAATCCATATCCCCGATACGGACTCGATGCAACTGGCAAGGTCGTACCCTCCTACCGAATCGGAGCGAGCACGGCTTACCGTGGGGGCTCATCGAGCGCGTTCTATGGGCGATGTCCAGGTGACGGTATTGTACTACACCTGGGGTGACGATTCACGTGGGATAATCTGTACGTCAAGGGTGTGCGTTGCGCCGGGGACCGACCGGTGAATTGACGCCACAATGGACAACACGGCCCGGCGCAAGTCCGTCCAGTGTTTCATCTCCCACTCGTTGGAATCGACCAGGCCATTTGATCGGTCGTCTGTTCCGGGATTCGCCTGTTGGTTCATGCCGGTTCCGCCTCGGTTTCCCAGCGTAATTGCCGATACTGGTACCGCTGGCCATTCACGTATTCGGATGGACGCGGGATCACTTCCACAGGGCGTAGTCTATGGATGTAGACGCCACTGACCGTCACGTCGCCATACTGATCCAGCCGGGCGATCAAGCGACTGTTGATCGCGATGACACTGGCGTAGCTTTGACTCCGATCGGTCACAGTGGTCAATATCTGGACATCCTGCCAGACGTGCTCGCGATTGGCCGTCATCAAGTTGGGGGCTGCCAGGACCGATACCGTCACCATCGGATAGACCGGTGTCTCGTTGGGCGCAACATCCTGATAGATCCGGCCAGATACCAACGTATTGACACCACCGGCTACGGTGTCTGCCTTCAAGTAGGCAATCACCGCGTCCGTGACGCCATCAGCTTCGTTGACCGTGAGTGTCACTGGCCCAACGTCCTCAGTCGCTTTTCGGTGTTGTCCTTGAACGGCCCGCTTGCCATGGCCCCGGCCGGTGTCATGAACGGACGGGGCGCAAGATTCCGGGCCGGCGCTCCGTATTCCAGTGGGGCCGCTGCTTCGTGATCCGTGTGCACGATGCCAACCGGCCCGGTCGGGGTCATGGCGACGCCTACCTCTATCGACGCCATCAGTCCGCCGGTCTCGGCGGCTGGCGCCTGCCCTGGAGCTGATGCCTGATGCATCAGCCCGTTGTGCACGTAGATCCGCCCTCGGCCTGGCTCATGCACCCTCCGGAGAATGTCAACGTGGATGTCATCCATGGTCTCGCGTGTTGCATCGAACGCCAGCCCACGTAATTGACCCTGGAGTGCTCCCAGGTTGTTTGAGACCACCTGAAACTTGACGCCGCTATCTGCCATCGGTCTCCCCCATCATTCTGAAATGACTACCAGAGCCCCACGTTGATATCGAACACCTTGATAACCGCGAGTATCCAGAGCAGTCCCCCGATACACCAGACAAACCATTCCCAATCGCCGGTGCCGCCAAAGAATTTCCGCATTATGCGGATGATGATGTAGCACACCAGCGCAATCAGTCCGGCTGCGAAGAGTAGGGCAATGATACCCTTGACGAGTGTGGCGAGATCCATGTTGTCCCTCCGGATGCCTCTGAGGCGTTCTGGGCGCCCCGCTAGAGGGCTGTTTCGGTCGGTCGGGTCGTCTGACCCATCCGCGCCCGTTCCATGCCTCTGACGATGTTTTCGTGGGGGGCATCCTGTACACCGATGGTCTCTTGTTCGCGTATCCGTTCCTGGATCTCGTCAACGATGGCCGTCGCCGTCGTCGTATCGGTTGACGGATTCGTCCGAGACTGCAACGCCGTAGATCCAATGGCAATGGCTGTGCCGATGATCGCCAGCAGGACGCCCTGTGCAACCAGTTGCATGGTCGCCGGGATACCGAGCGCCAGCATCACCAGCAGAATCAGAACGGTGGTCGATCCGAAGCAAATGGCCGGTGGCGCCCACTTCGGCAACGTAGCTGCCGTCCGGAGCCAGTCAATCCCCATCTTGCTCATCAGGATGATCCATCCGAGCACGGCGGCCAGGCGTGGATCGAACTGGCTGACAATACTACTGATGTCGTTCATGGCTCCTATCCTCCCGCAAGAGCTCGATATCTGCGGTCTGGCTCCGGATCAACGCGTGGGCCGCATCCTGCATCTTCGCTGTCTCAATCAAGACCGCAATTGATTGCCCGATCTGTTCGCGAGTCATAAACGACATACCTGTGTCTTGTAATGACAGCTCTAATGTACCCACGACCACACCCATACTGGTGTGGATGTCGTGCAGGATATCCCTGGCATCAAGTGACGCCTGTACCACCGTCTGGTCCGAATCAGGTTGCAATGGTGTCCGTCCAACAACCGCCTCCGTCCCAACCCAACCTATCGAAAACATCACGATCAACAACATCAAGTCAAGCATCACGACCATCATAACGTAACTGACCGCCATGCCGGCAGCCGTAATCACTGGCGGATCGGGTACTAACGCTGCCGAAACCGTCTGACCGCCAATAGCCAGAAAGATGACCAGATACCCATACATCTGGACGCGCCGACGCCAGACCATGCGCGGGCGTATTGGGGACGCGAACACCATAGAACCGTTATGCGCAGAAATCGCTGCGTACGCAGACAGCAGAATGCCGCATCCAGCCAGAACCAGCCGGATACCTTCCAGGTTGCTCATGGTCCCGTGTGTCAGCATATCAGCGCCCCCCCCGGCGTATTCTCTGTCGTCCGGTCATGCCCCAGAGCCGCGCATCCGTCGACAGGTCCAGGAGGCTGAATACCGTAAACACCAGTCCGACAAGCAATCGTAACCACATCGCCGTAACCGCGTATGGTGACCCCGAGTCTGGTAACGACATCGCCCAGATGCCGAGTCCTAATGACGACACGTGATAGATGATCCGCCCGGCTTCGCAACGAATGTGCCGCCAGCCTGCCATGATCTCGCGTCCGGTCGGGAACCGCGACGGCTGGGCATGCACCGCGCGCAACCGTCGCACCGTAAAGTACAGCATGGCCCCGGCTGCGACGATGCCGATCACATTGATGATCGACGCCAGGATCTCCAGAAGGCTGGCGGTCTGGTCTGTCATCGGTCCGCACGGTCCAGGTTGGTATCAATACCCAACATGTCCGCCTCGCGTCGTAACGCTTCGATCTGCCGCCGTTGCCACCGGATATCCTCCGGCGTGGACATCGGCCGGTTCGGTGTGGGCGGGGGCGGGGCGAGTCGCGCAACGATGCTCGCAAATATGTCTGACAATCTCAACTCCCCCGCCTTCCGGTGTGCTCTCGTGGCACTTTTTTGAGTGCCCCGCCCGCAATCCCCACGGATTCTCGATTCAGCTCTGTCAGATCGGCGTTGACATCCTGTGCGTACTGAATGTGTGCATCTTTACCCTTGACAACCTGCCAGAACAGCGTCCCGAACCCGGCTGCAATCGCCCCACCGAGACCGGACGCCAACACAACGAACGACGCGTTGAGTGTGATGACCGTACACCCTTCCACTAGGATATCGCCCGACAGATCACGCGCCGTCTGGATTCATACGATCGTGGTGGTGCAACGCCGACCACTTCGTACTGTTGTGACCCGACGAAAATCAGATCCGTGTTTTTCACATCGGTACCTCGCGGGACAGTGATCGTTACGCCAACATACCCCTGCAACGCATCGGCAACCGACCGTTCTACCGGTTCCTCAATCGACCCGACGCCACACGCAACTGTCGCGATCGTCACCCACTGTTCAACCTGTCCGCCGTGCCCGTCATCCACCGGGCCGGTGTCACGGCTGATCACCGCCACGTTGGGCGACGATTCCGCCACCAGTGCGTCGAATTCCGCTATGTCGAGCGCATCGAACATCGTCACGCGTCGTCCTCGGTTTCGGTATCAATGAGTGGACTATCTGAATACTCCATGCTATCGCGACGGAAAAACGGCTGGATCATCGTGTCATCGTCGGCCCGTGTGTCGCGATCCGCTGTGTAGACACCGCCCACGAACAGGGCCGGCACGATCGCACCATCCACGGCCGATGATGCCTGGGTATCCAGTTCTTTGGCCCGGTCGGCATACGCCTTTGCTCTGTCGGACAGGTCCTTGCGCAAGTCGTCCCGGGCCTGTGTGACCTGACGACTGTACTTCGCTGCCAGGTGCCGACAGACAGCAGCCGCCGTACGAAACACATTGCCAAACATGAGCAGCATGCCGGAGATTTCCTCGTCTGAAATCTGCTGGTCTGCTGTCAGGACATCACCAGACAAGAGCCTGACCTTATCCTTGTCCGTGGAAAGACTTGTGTTATAACTCCACACGTCACATCCCCCACTCAAAGGAATCGGTATGCCTGTCTCCCAGGCTTGCGCCCAGTGCGATCGTCCATTCATGGCCCGTACCGCTGCCGTCGAGGCCGGGCGCGGACTGTTCTGCGGACGAACCTGCTACGCCATCTCGCGCCAGAATAGAATAACCGCTGCATGTGCCCTGTGCTGTCGGCAATATACGCGTCCTAAGTCCCAGGTCGGCGCGTTTTGTAGCCAGCGGTGTGCCGATACATCGAGATCCGTACAGATGATCGTGCAGTGCCAGGCATGCACTACTGAGTTTGCAGCCAATCCGAACCAAAAGAGGAAGTTTTGTAGTGTCTCCTGTGCTCGTATGGCAGCCACGAAAGAAGATATCCCGTGGCTGTTGTGGCGTAACGTTGACAAAACAGATACTTGCTGGTTGTGGAAGAAGCGCCCGGGGGCTCATGGGTACGGCTCGCTGTCGTACGGTAATGATACTGCGCGACTGCTGGTACACCGCATCAGCCTTGAATTGGCTATAGGGCGCCCACTGCTGAAACACGAACGAGCCTGCCATGTCTGCGATATCCGTCTGTGCGTCCGCAATGATGGTGTCGGCACCTACGCTGTGAGCGGCATCGACTATCCGCGATACGGTCACTTGTGGTTGGGCACTGATGCCGCCAACCTTGCCGATATGGTCGCTAAGGGGCGATCTGCAAAGGGTAGCGCACATAGCCAAAGCCGATTGACCGAATCTGACGTTATCCATATGCGCGCCATCGCAGAGCAAAGCGACATCAATCAACGACAGATTGCTGATATGTTTCACATCAGCCCGTCTGCCGTAAGTGTCATCTTGGGCCGCAAACGCTGGGCACATATCTAAGCGTCCGACCACGTCATGATCGACTAGTCCCCCGGAGATACGAGGTTACGGTGCCAGGCATCCGGCTGTTGCCTGTGCCGCCGGGCCTGTCGTTGACCTTCCCGGACCCACTCCAGGATCAAGATACCGAGCGCCAGAACGGCGAACAGCACCGCGCCACCACGCTTACCCATGTTCACCCTCGCGGTGTTGCGTCATTTCGGAATGACGCAGTCGGCCGGGGCTACAACGGCGTACGCTTCGGCCACCTTTCTATCCACGAATCCACCAGTTTCCGTGCGGTAATTCGGCTGGAAATACTGACGGGCCATCAGGTAACGCAGCGTATCAACCATGCCCGGTGTCCACTCCGCGATATCCCAGAGTCGCGAACCGATCAGCCGCGATCGGGCCGGCTCTTCCAGGTGCATCACGAACTGTGCTGCCTGCGTCATGATGTCTCTGCGCCAATCCCGATCTAGCACCGTCCTTGACGCGCTACCATCATGGACACGGACCCATCCGAACGCATTCGGGGTGTAGACCGCGCCGTACCGACAGGCGGCAATGTGCCAGGTCAGCGTCTCCGAGTACGGCCAGAATGCCGGATCCCAGCCACCATGCTGGTCCCATGCTCGCTGGCTGATAACACACCCGGCCGCATGAATGATGCCACGCACACCCAGCAGTCTAGCTACAGCATCGGGCGACAGATAGCGCGGGGCCATCGTCACGCCGTCAACCTGGTTGTTCGACTCTGGTCCCCAACCGAGATGGATGCCAGCCACGTCGCCCACAATCACATCAATCTGCCTGTCCGGCAAGCTGCTCTGTCGTGGGTGAAATGCTTCGATCGCCTCGAAGATGGACGCGATTGCGCGCGGCTCCATGACATCGTTGGCGCTCGCAATGTAGAAATAATCACCCCTGGCGATCCGGGCGCCTTCGTTCGTCGCTTTCGCGCACCCCTGGTTGCCATCCGCCGACACCACAATCTGCATCGATGGCATCATATTGCGCCGGAATGCACACGCAATGTCAAACGTTGTATCCGTCGATCCGTCGTCCATGACGATGACTTCTACGTCCGATTCATAGCGGGACGTACAGACCTGTCGCGCGATGCTGCGCAACTGTTCCGGCAGGTGCCGCTGCTCGTTATAGGCGGCAATGATGATGCTAAGTCGCGGCGACATGGACATCTCCCGATCGCACCATCAGATCTGGGATTGGAAACCACGCGCGTTTCCAATCATCCCCCGATAGGATGATGCCCGTATGCCGCGCCATGGCTTCCCGCACGACCGGCAGATACCGCGCCGGTGCGCAGTGAATAACTGCCCGGATAGGATCGTCAGACGGCGACAGGTTGCCGAGTGCATACGCGTACCGTTCGTTCGACAGATCCATGCAATGCCACGTGTACCGCTCGTGATCGATGTCGGCCGGAGTCCGCGAGATCCCGACCACGGTGTGCCCCTGACCCAGTAATTCCGAAATGACCCTGTCACCCTCGAAGCTGCTGGCACCTGTCACCAGGACTCTCATGGTCCGGCCTCCGGCCTCGGTGCTTTCTGCATCACGACACAGATGTCTCCGAGATGCGGCCATCTCGGATCGGCGTTGCCGCGCTCGACGGTCTGGAGATTGAACCACGGGCCATCCGGAAAATAGATCCGGCCATAGTCCTGATACAACGGATGCAACGGCCAGAAGTAACAGAACGTCTCTTCGTGAAACACTCGACGGTGGGTCGGATCGCGGAACGACACCGGGTTATTCCAGGCTGCCACCCGAATGACCAGTTGTCCGTCGTCCGTCAGGATGCGCCAGCATTCGCGCAACCAGACATCCACGTCTGCCCGCAAGTGCTCGAACACATCAAGTGCCACAATCTTCTGAAATCGGCCGTCTGGAATCGGCCAGTTCAGATGCCGATTGCCACCGACCACGTCGAGATCAATCACGATATCCACATAATCGGCATGCTTGCGGATATCGTGATTGACGGCCCCTTCTATCGGTCGATTGCCGCACCCGAGATGCAACACTTTCCGGTTGGCCAGCGCTTCGAGTTGTTCGGCCACGATCGCCCCGGACACCGTCATAGGCTTCGTGATGTACTCTGTGACCTTATCCACGGATAGCCTCCTCAAAGCGGCTGACAGGCTTCTGGGAACGTTCTAGCCGTCCTTCTATCTCGGTCAGTGCCGGTGCCCAGAATTCCCGGGTCACGGTGTCCGCATCGTACGACATTGCGCCACTGCGACTGTCAAAAGATCGATCGCTGTACCGCCCATGGCCGGTCAAGTACGCTTCCCGCATGCGCTGGTAGATAGCGTCCTCGTGGCCCCACCACTGATACGCGGCTAGCGGGTTGTGGTACCGGGTTGCCTCATCCTTCGAGACTTTCCAACCGGCGAAACAGAGCTCGGACATCGCCGTCCAATCGCCCACGATCGACGGGATACCACAGGCGGCTGCCTCCAGGATCGGGATACCGAATCCCTCGCCCATGCTGACCGATGTCAGGACGTTGAAGCTGCAATACAACGCCCGCATCTCTTCAGCTTCTAGCCCGAAGTGATAGGCGTCCGGCTGGGTCCAGGAAACGGCATCCCCAACGCCCAGTTGCTCGACGTACTCGGCCAGGTTCTCGCCGCCGATGTTGCGTAGCCCGGATGTGTCGGCCCGGGTATGCAGGTACATCCGTGTATCGGGGTGCTCTTTGTGCAGACGGGCGAATGCTGCAAGCTGGGGTTTGAACGCCTTACGGGATGGCGTGCCAACGTTGGCAGCGACCATCCCGATGATAAAGTCGTCTCGCGGGAGACCGATCAGTGCGCGGGCCTCCTGTCGATCCATTGGCGTGTACGCGTTCGTGTCCACACCATGCGGAATGTACAGCGGCTCAATGCCGGCATCCCGACACATCCGCTCAGCGAACCGTGAAAACACCATCGGCACAACGACCGGCAGGATATTCGGATTCGTCAATCGCATCTTGATGCAATTTGGCAATGGCTCCGAATCAACCGGGAACCATGGGGCGATCGATATACCGCCAGTGACACCCTGGGGTAACGCCCAGATATCCATCAGACTGATGATCACATCGGCGTTGTGATGCTTCGCCGGTACCGCCATCGATTCGTAATCGATGCCACCGGATGCCGCCGCCGGATAGATCGTGATGCCGTCCGATTCGACGCGTCCGCCCTGGATGCCCCAGTACGCGGCTATCGCGATGTCATGGCCGAGATCCCGGATACGCTTGACAAACAGCTCGGTTTGATTGCCGTATCCAGATCCCGCGTGTGGGGCGTTGGAATACCAGAGGATGCGCACGGATGATGTCCTTTCGTGGGCCGAATGAATCGGGAGACGATTCGGGCGCTAGAGATCCCCTCCAGTATATCCGTAGTGGATGGTGCCGGCAGTCCCGATGGTCTGCATATTGAGTGTGCCACCGGACGGTGTGACTCCGAGCCTGTGCGTCATATTGGGCGCGAGCGGAATGCCGACGAGTGTGCCGTCCGTCGCTTCACCGACCGCGACACGATGGGGGACTGTCGAATATGTCCACAATGTCGTCGCGTAGGCCGGAATAGTGCCGGCTGCTGCATTGGACCCGGCGTTCGCGTGCACAAGCTGATTGCCACCCTGCATCCCCGATGCTAAGACGGCCGTGGTGTCAGCCACGATGCGCTGATTCCGCGTGGTCATGGCGGCGCCTACGCAGTCAGGTCAAGATGTGCATACGTCATCGAAAACGTACCCGGCTGCACCGTGCCACTGGTCGGGTTGGTCAGGTAGGCGGTCAGGGTGCCGGCCCCCGGCTTGACCCCGGTCAGTACCAGGCCGGCTGTCGGTGTCAGGATGTTCGGTGTGACGATGTCGGTTGCGGCAACACCGGCAAGCGCGGTATTGACGGTCCCGATACCCCCCGGTAGGATCGTCCCGTGCACGGCGTTGAGAGTGCCATAATTGACACCCCGCATGGTCGCACCGGACCCGATCTGTAATTGCGTCGTGGCAAGGACGCCAAAGAGCCCTTTGCCTTTCGTCAGTCGGTTCATAGTGCCTCTCGCCCTTTCTCGCCGTCTGTTGCCCCTGTGGGAACGTCTGGGGGCTATCTGACGGGGCCACCGTCCCGGCAAGGACGATGCAGGAGGGGGTTACGTGGTCGGTACGCGGATGCGCTTGCCGCCCGCGATCTGACGGGATGCCTTGCTGTTCTCGACAAAGAGCGGCGCTTCCTGTTCTAGCCGTCGCTCTCGCCGTTCGGCCCGTTCGTCCTCAGACAGCGGGTTATCGTCGCGTTCGCGATGTCGTTCTGATCCGTGGGCTGCCCGTTCGGCATCTCCGACGAATCGGGCCGGACACTCGCCGCAATCGGCTACGTCTGCCCTGGCGTCCAGTTTCATCAAATAGCCCAGCCGGACCAGTTTCTCGTCGTTCTGGACGCCCAACAACGGGACAACCTGTCCACGATCCAGGTTGCCGTGCCGACCATAGCCGAACGGTCGCCGCGCGTAATAGAGATCAGCCGCGCCTGCCATCGTACCCCCTACTGTACCGCCGAACTGAGGAAGGTTCCGGCGCGCGTGGCAGTGGCGGCCTGATCAAAATAGGTGTTGCCCTCGATGATGTCAACCTCGCGCTCTTCGTCCCGCATCCGCTTGATGTACTGGAGCGCGTTCGGGACCACCTGCCAGACGAACGTGTAACCAGCCGCCGGCTGCTTCAAGCTCGGCCGCTCCGGCACGTACAGGAACAACGCGTTCTTTCCCCAGATCCGGGTATAGGTGACGGACCCTTCGGCCGTCCCCTCTGGATCGGTCGTATAGATCGCCCGGCCAATCAGCAGCTTCGGAACCTCGAAGAGGCTGGCCGCCAGATCGATCGACATCACGCCGCGTTGTGTGTACTTGATAGTGTCGATCAGGTCCGGATGCCATTTGAGGGAATTCCAGACCTGTTTGCCGAGCACGACGGTGTTGGGCGCACGGCCGATCCGCGACTCGATTTCATCTTCGTAGGTTGTGAAGTCGGTCAACGGACTACTGCTAGCGTAGTCGTCCCAGCGGGTGAAATCGGTCCCGCCGGCCTCGTCGTCGCCCCAGACGCCCGTTTTGAAAAAGTCGGTCGCAAAGGCGATTTCGCGCCTCATGGCGACCTTGTCTGAGACGAAATCGACGGCATCCGCCTCCAGGTTCTGGAACGGGCCGTCTGCGTTCTTCCGCTCCTCGTCCGAGATTTCGTCTCGGAATGAGTAGCGGGGGCAGTAGTAGGTCTGCGTCTTGTCGATCGACCAGCCGCCCCCCTCTGACTTCGATCGCGGCAACCGCAACCGGGCGCCGTCACGGAACCAGTGGCTCTGGTCGTACTTCGGGACGATGTCCGACTGCTTGTTCACCATCAAGATCGGGAAAATCTGGTCCGCGATGTAGTTGAGATTGGAATAGCCAATGCTCATGTTCGTGAGCATGGCGTCAACATGCAGATCACTCGCCAACGGTCCGGGCATTACGTGACCCCCTCTCTATGGATGTGGGCTAGAATGCCCGCTTTGGCGCACCGGTCGCATCGATGTCCACAGTACCGATCAGGTCGGCCACGTTGACACCTTCTTCCACGAAACAGACCGGGTACGCTGCCGTGCCGCCGACACCAACCGCATGTACCGTGCCTTTGCCGGCGCCATCGGTGCCGACCATATTCGTGCCGGTCGCGATCGATCCGCCGAAAATCAAACGGCTGACCCCGGCCCGCATCACGAGCGCGGGCTGGAGACTGCCCGGGGCGTTCTGGAGAATGCCGTACGGGACATCCGTGGTCGCTGCACACAGGACAGCCTGACCGCTGCTGTTCAGCTTGACAAACTTGTACTTGTGTGTGGACAGATCAGCCCCAGCCTGCCGCGTCACGCTGTACCGGTCCTTTTCAAACGCCATGACCTGACCCTCCTGTCCCGAACAACGGAGCCTTCCTGGCTACGCCGTCCTTTGTGTCATTCTGAAAGGACGAGACTGCTAGACCTTGACGCGGGCAGCCTCGCCGGCTCGCTTTGCCAGGTCCGGATGCTCCGATGCAATCTGACGCTGGGCCTCGCCAATACCGATACCCTTTTCAGCGGCGCGCTTCGTGGCCAGGGCCGTAATCTGTTCCTGGGGATCAGCGCTCGTCTCGGCGGATGACGTGCCGGCCTCCCCGAACAGGTTCGACGTACGCAACTGCTCGGCCAGCGCTCGCTGCTGGGCGACATAGCCAGTGAAGAGCTCGTGGTCCTCGCCCACCGTGGATGACAGGTGTTCCAGGTGCGCAACATGGGCGGCCGGCTCACCGAACCAACGCGGCCCGCCGCTTTCAGCCTTGCCGGTTACTTCCTCAGTAAACCGCTTGCGCCGGGCATCGCGCTCCATGGTCTGGACGCGCTCAGCCAGTTGTGTCGCCTGTGTGGCGGACTGCTCGGCCGTCGCCTTGCTGGCTTCAAGCTCGGCCGCGATCCGCTTGTTTTCGGATTCCAGCTCGCTCATGCGCCGCGACTGTTCCTCAGTCATCGCAACCGGGGTGCTCTCCGGCTTCGGGTTGGGACTGGCCATCGGACTCGCCTCCTCTGTGCTGTGTGGCGCATCTTCCGATGCCGCCAGGGATCGCAGCGCCGCTGGCTTGAAAAACGGGCGCGTGGTCAACGCTGCGCCCATCAAGATGTTTTCATGCGTCTCACCGTTGATCGGGTCTCGCCATTCGTCATACCAGGCCGGACTGATGTAGAAGAACCGATCATCGCGCAAGGCGTCGGCCCCGCGCTCGTTCCATTCCACAACCGCGTCAACCGACCCGTCCGTATTCGTTACGAGATCCGTAATCCACCCGGCTGCCCCACCCAGCAACGTCTCGTGCTCCAGGTCAATTGGCAGCCGGTCCTGGTACACGTGGTCCTGGAAATTCTGCACGAACGACGCGATCCGATCCGGGCTCATATCGATCTTGCCGTAAGCCGGATGCGCGTACGACCCCGGGACCGGCAAGATCGGAATGGTCGCCGGCGGTTCTATGTACTGCCGTTCAGACATCACGAGCGGCATGTCTCGGTACGGCACACCCCGGAGCGCGAACGTCTCGCGACCAGCCTCGTCCCGGCTGGACGATACCGTCAGGTTGTCCAGTGGGACCGTCACATCCGGTAGCGCCACTGTCATGGCGCGCCCCGGTTCAACGTAGGCGAGTGTCACGTGCGGGGTAAACGCATGATCGGATCGCGGCGACAGGCCGGCTTCATACAGGGCCATGCACAGGCGCCAGCGAAAATCCTGGAGTCCTCCACAGTCCACGACCGCATAGATGACGTCCTTACCGTCGCTGCCATGCTCCGCGCTAAACCGACTCACGCCACACAGGCGCAGCTCGATCGGCTGCACCGTCAGTGCGAACGCCTGTACCGCGATCCGTAGCCGCTCAGTGGCATCGCCCGGCAACTCGTCTGACTTGCCGAGATAGGCGAGTGTCAGGTGCAAGTCGCCGGGCAGCTCGCCTCCGGGAATGGCGATCTCGTTTGCCACATCGGACGGCAGCCAGAATCCGACCCACAGGCTATCGCCTTCGGCTGCCGTGAATGCTTCGGCGGTTACGCGGTTGCGGGCTTTCGCCACGCCGCCTGCATAGCCGGCCGCCGCTCTGATGATCGCTTTGAGATCCGCATCCGACAAGTCGCCGTCCTTGATCTTGGACTTGATCAGGTCGCGCAGTTTGCCCAGATAGTCGGCATTCGGCTCGGCCAGGTACTCCGGCTTGATGGCCTGCATCGCCAGTCGTTGCGCCAGATCCGTCACACCATCCGCGCGTTGATCATCCGGCCAGCCGATCTCGTCCAGGCACAAGTCCGCGATATCCTGGGTCGTCACGCCTTCCAACATGGTCGGCATGGATTCGGTGCCCATGACGACGCCATTGGCCTGCGCGAATGCGGCCGACTCGGCATCCTTGTCGGACTTGCCGTCCTTTTTGGCTCGTGCATATGCCGAATTCCACACAGCAACCCATTTGCGCTGGTCCTTTTTGTCCAGCTTCTTGACGGCATCGGGCACCGTGGCTAATGTGTACGGCATCTGCTCGCCTATGCAAAAGGGCGGCCCCGGTGCACGTGCACCGGGGCCGCCCTGCGTTCCTCGGACGGGAGAGCGTATAAGGGTGGGCCGGTTGGCGAACCTACTCGGGCAACGGGTCCGCGCGTCCCGTACGGTCCTTTTCACATTCGCCAACGAGCCCAGGAAAGCGGATTGGCGGTGTCCCAAGATATAAGGCCGGCGCCGGCCCCTTGTTCGACCACCGTTCCGCTATCAGTCAGTGTACTCTAGTTCTCTCCAGGTTGTCAAAGCGTCGGTATCGGTCACAAACAATGGAACCTCTTCTGTTCTCCGTGTCATTTCGGAATGACGCCATTTGATGCTACCTGTATGGACATCTTGACTTGCTTGACCTGACCGGCCGCGTCAAGTTGTACGGTGAACTGCACCGACCCGCCGGCCGACTGATCGATCAGTGTTCGACGCGCTGCGATCTCCTGGGCTATTCGGTCTGACAATCGGTCGGCTATGTTCATGGTCCACGCCTTGCTGTAGAATTGTCTCGGAGGTATCGACCATGCCCGATCAGCGAAAGCCATCCGAGACCGACCACGCCCCCGTCACGCGCACTGCGCACCAGTCCGACAAGGACGCAGAACCGGACAACCCGGCCGACAATCCCGACCATCCCGTGCAGCCAGCCGGCCAGGCAACCTCGCCCGCGTCGGATGCCGACGCGAAAGAGCATCAGCGGACCGGTGAGCCCGGTGTGGACCCCAACGAGAGCGGCGACGACGCAAGCGACACTCAGCGGATAGCGTTGACCTTGCCCCGTTCGACCGTCGATCGCATTCGCGCACACGCTGACGCCAACGGCATGAACCAGTCCGACGCCGCTGCCGACTTGCTCAAAGCGCCGGCTGGTGGTGGTCCCGGCTTCCACCAGAACTACTGATCGGAACGCGCGTTCAGCCGGTGGCATGCATGCCACCGGCTTTTCTGTGTTCATCACATCGTCAACCGAAACCAGAAACACCGCAGCAGATCCCGCCACCGATCATGCACCCATCCATCGCTCGCGCCGGAACGGTGCATGTGCCCTCCACAGCATGCACAGGTCATGCAGCATCCTTCCGGTTGCCGCGCATCTCCAGTGTGCATCGGCACCGCGACAGGCATTGACGCGCACCGATCGGCACCATGTCGTCGGGGTCGACCCAACCTCTCGCCGTAATCCCCTTACACTGCTCGCAGCTCTCCTGTGCATGCAGGATGTTGCGAACCTGCGTGATGCCCCGTCGTTTGCCCTCGCGCAATCGGATCATTTCGTATGTCGTTCGACCGGCTTCGGCATACATCGCAACCCGTACATCAATCCGGCCGTTCAGCGCTTGCTTACCACTGATGATATCGGTCAGGAATCCACGCATATACTGGTACTGCTCTTTGATCAGATGTCCGGTGTACCCGTATCGTTCGGGTGTCATGGCGTTCTTGCCGCCATAGGCTGCTAACGCCGATGCGATGTGGACGTCCTTGATAACACGGAACATGCCATCTCGGAATGCGTCGATACCGATCTTCCCCTCTCGGAGATCCTGGGCTAGACTGACCGCGCGTGCCGATGCCGCGTTGACGGTTGCGTCTACGCCGTCACGGACGCTCGCTTCCGGCACAAACCGGCCGCGCCCATCACGGAAACGGCCGGCCGACTCTGACCAGGAAAAATCAGCCACGATCGTCCATCATCATTTCATAATGACTCATGCGCTCACTGCCACCGTGCCGGCCTGTTCTATCAGTCGGTACGCCTGCGTTTTCCCACGACAGACCGGAGCCGACCAGGGTGCATCCCGGACCGCAGGCACATACCCCAGAACGCGCAGACGATGGATCATCATGCGGATCGCATGCGTCTCGGCCGCATCATCATACCCGTAGACCCAGATAGCGAGATCAGATATCGTCATCCACCAGCCGGTGTTGCCCCGGAGTATCGCTAACACCTGGTGAGCGCGCGGAATCATCCGTGGCTTTGTGATGCGTCTCGATAGACCCCAACACCTGATAGAACAGAATCGCGTACGCTTGCACGGTTTCAGTTGCACCCGCGTCAATGGTGTGCTGCACTGCGCGCAGTCGCGCGGTACACGTGCGATCCAACGGTTTGCCATCGGTCTACCCCTGCCATGGTTCCAACCTACGGCCGGCAACACGCCGGACACTGTCCGTTGCACAGGCCAACGTTCATACAATCGTGAGGATCACTCACCTGTTCGCCGCAATCCGCACAACGGTACCGTTCAATATCAACATAGTCACCACCGTCTACCCGTGATGACGGACGCCTGCCGGATGACGGTTTCGGCACGCCCAATACCCTCGAAACACCCTCACGAAAGTCAGATGCCGTGGGTTTATCCTTCCCAGATCTGACTTCAGCAGCCGTTTTCCGCAACACTGCCGGATTATGCTTCAGTGGTGACAAGGCGCGTGCGTGGGACTCTTTGAGGGGTGATGGTATAGCCGGTGTAGATGCGTCCGGTAGCATGAGAATAGCGTTTATCTTCGCTCCTTCGAGCAGTTGGTAGGCTCGCACCCGAGTGATTCCTAATTCTTTCTGCATGCACGCATGGAAAGAATCATACCCGAGAGCCTTCCACCCCTCACGGTCATGCAATGCAAGAACCAGGGCCGCAATTTCTTCGGCATCTTTCATCACGGTATCAATCGCCTTACGCGCCTCTTCCATGGTCATCAGAACTGTTACTATCGCTGACATGACCGCCCTCCAGTGTAGCAATTTTATACACCTATAACGGTGCCTGTCAATCTGGTAGGGGCGCATCCGTCATGTAGCAAATTTTGACACATAGCGCAGCAGCAATCAACCGCCTTGCACCCGGGCATCCAGTAATCCGTCTAATCCGGTTTCGGCATCCTTCTGCGCATCATCCCACGTCTTGACAGCTGCCGCGATGTCGTCGTCGGTGATTTCGGACAGCCCGTCCAGCGCGCTCACCGGTGGAACCGTACGGGCCGCAAACAGGCGAGACAGCCTGTTGACCGCCTTCTGGAGTGCGATGCCCCTCACGTCGTCCTCAGACGCCCTGGGAAGCTGTTCTGGTTGCTTGCGTCGACGGATTCTCATGGCGTCGGGTCCGGATCAACGTCAAGATCGAAAACCTCGATGTCGTAGCTCAGTCCGTCCTCGTCGCTGTTGTAGTAGATCCAGGCGCCCACCTTTGTTTTGTCGGTATACACAGCGACCGTATCCCCCTTGACACCATCGTAGTAGGCCACCAGCGCATACACCTGTGTCATGGGACGACCTTGCACGCGGTATCCTCGCACGCTTTCACGTCGATATAGGTCACACTCTTGTCGGTTGACGTGATGTTCCAGCCGGTCGCCCCGACCGGTGTTGCCGCCCACTTGAACGCCTGTGCGCCTCGGAGCCAGACGTTCATCATGTTGCGCGCTCGCGCCCGGGTCGGATAGACGCACAACGCGGCATCGTCAGGGGACAGTGACTCGTTCACCGCGTGCCAATGTGTCATGGCGCCCTCCCGCGTTTCGCCGCGCGCTCATTCCATTTCAACGTACCAACGCGATCCCGCTCTCTCATCTCGATGTCGGCATAGTTGCCGAGTTTCACGGCGCGGATGCTGTAGCGCGCACGTGTCCCGTGTGGCAGTCGTCTCCGTGGGACCACGCGCCTGATATCTCGCACCCAGTAGACCGTACCCCCGCCGTTACCGCGTGTGGTCAGTGTGCGCAGGTATCGGATAGGCCGCATCGGGTCGTCGGGCAATGCATCATCCGATCGCCAGTCATACGGACTGATCGTCACGACATCACCCACGGCTGCGCGTTTCATGGCGCCGTCACGTCCTCTAGTGGGGGCAGCTCCATCGTCTCACGGATGGCGTTCTCTAGTCCGTTATCCGGGGTCAAGCCGCCGGCCGTTAGCAGTTTGGATACCGAGTCCGAAAATTCCCGGACGTCCTTGCTACTGATGTCCTCATGGGCGAGGGTCGGATTGAGATCCGGCGCCATGCCATTCAGACGGATCAATCGGGGGATACCGTGTGTATTGACCACGTCGCAGATCCCGTCAACCCAGGCTCCGAGTGCCACGGCAAACAGATCGGTTTTATCCGAGCTCAATGCCCATGACCCATGCTGTTGCGCGCCCAACAGCATAAAATCAGCCAGCACAGACATCAACATCCGCTGGTCGTACCGCGTGATGATCGCGCCGGTATCAAACTGACGCGTTCCGCCGGTTGAAAGCAGGGTCACGTCAAACAGCTTGTTGCCATTGGCATCATACGCCTGTGGCATGACCGCGCCCTCCCACTCATCCCGGCGCATCGCGGTCACCATCTTTTTGGCGTATTCGTAGACGGCCGTCTGCCCGGCTGTTGCGGTTGAGGCGTCCATGTAGGACGGGGGTAGCCAGGCAACCGGATAGCCGACAAGGTCACGTTCGACACCGATCGCCTCGATGTTCTCAATTCTGGACTTATACCGCCAGGGTCGGTACGCCGTTCTCAGAATCGAAAGTCCCTCCGGGTTACCTCGGTTGCTCTCTGTCCGGAACAGCAACGCCTTTTCAATCGGGATAATCCTGGTTGTGTAGTCAGGTGGGGCACTCTGAACAAACGCCTGTGTCCCGCCGTTTTCGTCAAACTGCCATTCCCAGAGCGTATCTTGTGAGCGGATCGGCCATTTCCGCCAGCCAATCCGTCCATCCGTGAATCTCGACCGGTGCGACGGATCGCGGCTGTCGCCATCCCGGATCTTGTAGACGGTCTCGTGATACGAATTCGAGACGACCACCGGCCCGGCGCAGAACGTGTGATCCTGCTCTATTTCCAGATCATAGACCGTGCCCGTATACTCCTCGTGATCCACACTCTGGATAACGTGCTCGACTGCACCGTCACGCACATGGCACTGCAACCCATGTGGTGAAACACTTCGCTCCCGGAATAGCCATGACCGTACGGCCGCAATGGTCACGCCGTACTTTTCGGCGATCATACGCCACGGCTTACCGTCTGCCCGCATAGACCGTGCATCATCTCGCTGCTCCTGCGAAACCCTCAGCGGGTGCGTAACAAATCGCTCCGGCACTGCCCCTACTTGCCAGTAACTCGGCCCGGTGATCTCTCGCCCCTTCAGCACTGACGTATAACCACCCTTACGCCATACAAGCGGAGACGGGTACCCCAGCGCGCCCCCTATCAACTGCATCTGGTGAGCCAGGGTACGACTGACTGTTGCCGCCGACGCAACCCGATAATCTCGGCCGGCGCGTGTAATCGTCGCCTCATGACCGTCGCCCCAGATCCACCCTTCCCAGATCCCCCGTGCAAATTCTGACGAATCCGGCATTTTCCGTAAGTGCTTATTCGTCGCACGATCGCCGCCCACCCATTCCTCGATCATCTGACGGATGTGAGGGCTGGAGACGGTCACCGACCCTCCGTTAGGCTTTCGTATCGCCGTCCGTGCACGGGGGGTTTCCCCATATCGGTTGATGAGTTGATTGGCCTCGGAGAATCGGTCAATCTCAGCGGCCAAGATGTCCAGCTCCTTACGATGCACGGCAAAATGAACCAGGTGGCGTTTATCCTTCGGGAGATGCCCCTCGGCAAGGTACACCCCCACGATCCACCCGGCATCGTAGTCCCCATCCGGTAGCATTTTGGGCCGTGGGCGCAACAATGTGTCTCCCACCGACAGATCCCCTGCCTGTTTCCACCCGTCCAACGTCGGAACACGATGCTCCGGTGTCATACGAACAGGATGCGGATAGCCTCGCATTTTTAGTGTGACCATCGAACCGGCATGTCGTCTTGTAAATACATGGGACACACGTCGCGCTCGCCCCCTGCCAGTCAGAACCAGGTCGCCAACGGAGATGTCTGCTATTGGCCTCGGTTCGCCGTTCCCCATAAGCACCAACTGGTCTGGGGGCAAGCAGTATCCGTACCATAGAAACGACACGATGTCCGATATCGTTTCTTTCCAGGACATGGACATATCATGGAACATCGCGCCGTCGATAAACTCGGCTATCTCTAGCGCTGCGTTGTCCTGAGATGCGGGATCGATGCGGAATTTCATCTGTCGAATGAGCATTTTGAATGCAAAGGTCAGTGCGCCAATCACCGGATCATTCTGCGTCATTTGTTTGATAACGTTGATCTTATTGCGACCACGTAATTCCGGGAGCTGCTCGTCGTCAACCTGGCCGGCCGACCGGACGATACCGGTCACGCCGATCTCTTCTAACGGCGCGGTTGTGTGTCGGCCGGTCCCGTTGACAACCATGGTGCTACCCCTGTGTCCGGAATGTCATCAGTATACCACGAACCGATTTACTCATCTGACCAGTACCATGACGTTACCCGTAAAATAGACTGTCCGGGGCGAAATACAACGAGCACTGACGGAAATGGTGCCGGGGCTCCAGCCCCCACGTACACAACCCGGCGCGATATAAACCGTATCTCGTGCGCACGCATAACGAAATCGTGCCACCATCGCGTATCTGTCCTCGCTGGCAGCAGACAGACGACCGTTGCGCCTGACTGTGCCTGTCGGTACGCTTTGGCAACCCAACGCCAGATCGTTGCGCCAAACGGCGGATTCATCCAACATATACCACGCCAACACACGCCACTCGATAAACTGTCGTTGTCCTCTCCTAAAAACTCCCTGACCTTCCTGTTGGAAGCATTGGCACACACATCCAAAGTGAATTGGAATTCATCATTGATGGATTCAAACAGCGCAGCCGGCGTTTCCCAGTCTGCTTTCTTTGACATGAACAGCACATTCGTTGTCGGCATGCTCCTCATCCTGCACCACGACGAATATCACGGGCCATTCGGTCAACCCGTGCCGTTCCATCAACCATGCTCGATGTGATCGCAAGTCCGCCGTACTATCGGGATACGGCTGCGTCTCACACCGGCGGATCATCGCGTCTAACTGCGCCACCAGTACCTCCGGTGGTGTCGGTCCCTCGGTCAGCACACCCCGTCGTCTCGTCATTCTGAAATGACCCTCACCGCATCCATGGCTCATCCGATCGCGGAATACCTGTCGGTGTCGGGATCTCTACCTCACGGTCGGCTGGCTCCCAGAATGCCTGTATGACGCTGTCACCATCATCGGTCGACCGCCCGAGTCGTTCTGGTTTCCGCAGTTCATCCTTTGACTCGACCTTGATTTTCCCGGTCCCCTGCACCCGATATTTCGGGGCAGTCAGGTCGCCTGTCAAGGTGTCGTCAGGTGGCAGCGCGATGTTCTCCCCGTACGTTGGGTCCAAGAGCTCTCTCAAGTGCCACCACGCTGCGCTCCGGGTGTCTGCCGCTCCGAGCTCACCAGACCGGTCCCGCCAGTCCTCGCCGGTTGGTTGCTTCGGACTGGCACCCGCGATGAACGCGTAGACGTTGCGGACCTTTTCTTCACGGAGTCGATGCAACGTGCCAGCCCCGATGCCGATCGCGTCAATCATCGCCCGTCCGCCATGGGCGTCCAGTATCCCCTTGATGCGACCGGCCGTCTCCATCGTGTCGGCCCGCTGGAATCGGCGGATCTCCGAGATGATGTGCATCTGCCGGAGCGCGAATGTTGTTTTGTCGGCCCGGTCGGACCCGCTACCCACGTCGACACCCAGCGCGGTAAAGGGCGGCCAGATGTACTCTGGGTCATCCATGATCTCGCGCCAGCGGTCCTGGGCCGCTTCCACCCACGCCAGCGGTATCACGCTGTCCTCGTCAGATGCCGCGAATTCTCCGAGTACGCGATTCTGATAGACCGCGCTCCCGGTCCCCCACTGCTTTGCCCGTTGCTCGGCCCACTCACGAGACATCCGTCCGGCCACTATCGCCTCTTCCATAGTCACATGCCGGACGTACCAGTCCTCGGTACCGGGGGCTCGACGGTGGATCTCATAAAACCGGCCAACCGGTTCCCCCGGGGTACTGCCGGCCATGGCAAACGCTTCCCCCTGGCCAGACAGTGCCCCTTCGAGCGCATCAAACGTTTCGGCCGGGATCGTTTTCGACTCATCGAACAGGGCCAGCAGTCGGTCCGCGTGCGCCCCTTCCATGTTCTCGGGGGTGTCTGACGCCATTGCGAACGCCTCGCCCGTCCGCAGTTTGAGTGAATGCATGAGCAGCTCGGTGCGCCGGTCGAACGGGTCGCGACCGATCTTATCCCAACGCAGCCGTCGTGCCCATTTCCGTATCTCGGGCCAGAGGTATTTCGTCAACTGGCGCCAGGCTGATGCCGTGGTCGGGATCTTCCAGTCCTCACCATCCCGGGTCAACGCGTACCATAAGGTGACCCACGCCATCATCGCCGTTTTCCCCATGGTATGCGGCCCACGAAATGAGACGCGCTTATGGACCGGGACCGCCGCCATGATCTCGTCTTGATACCCGGCCGGCCCCTCACCGTCGCGCCAGTCGATCATGTCGTGAACCCAGGCAACCGGATCGTCCTTATAGATCCGCCAGACAGTTGACTGTTGCCGGGCCTGTTCCTGGGTGCGCTGATCTTCAGTCAGCCGGGCGATCCGCTCGCGTTCGCGTTCTGCTTCCTGCGTCGCTTCCCATTCGAGCTCGGCCAGGAACGCGACTTCTGGTGTGTACGGTGCCCGTCGTACCATCAACGTTCCTGTTGCTCGATATATGACAGGGCTGCCCGACAGATCGCTTCGGCCGGGTGGCCGGCCCGTGCTTCGTGGAATGGGCTGAATACCTCACCCGGCTTCGGGACCGGTGCCCACCCGAAGAAACAGTAATATACCCCGTGCGACATGCTGTACAGGCTGACCGTGGTCCGATCCCGCGTGAACATCTCGTCAACGATCGTCCACGCCGCTGCAATGTCAGCGCTGTAGTGCGGCAACCTGCCCGCCGTTGCGCTGTGCCAGTCTGACTGCCCGCGCTGCCAGAATGATGCGGCGTCCGGTGGTCCCATGAATCGTCGCACATCCTCCGGACTGTGAAGCACTGACCGCCCATACATCTCAGACGGTCCCACGAATGTCAACCATTCCCAGCCCATGACCCGCGTGGCGACCTCAATATCCAGGGACCGGTCGTCTGCCTGATCGTCCATCAGTGATCCTGATTCTCTGCGTGAATCTTCTTACCGATCGCATGCAGGTCGGATGCTGCCGTCCCGCTCACCGGTTCCAGCATGCCGTCGTGTCGGAACACATAGGCCGGTGCCTGATTGCGCACACCCCCGTCATAGTTAGCTACCGGTGTCCGGGTGATCCGCTGGCCACACACGCCGCACGGTCCTTCGTACGCTATCAAGCTCATCGTACCCTCCTGATGGCCGGTTGTGTCCGCCCCGTCCTCGGTTTCGCCCGGATAGTCGCCTCCCGCAATGCCGCCTGTGCGTCTGTGCACGGGTCCGAACATGGAAACCACCGGGAATTCACCCGGGCATTACGGCAGGAATCCAGGTGCCGCGTTCCGTTGGCTCGGGGCATCATCGCTCGATGCAACGCCAGTCGATACCGCTCCCACGCCAGATCGGTCATACCTTCACCCGCTTGACTGATGCCTGTGTCTGGCCGGTCCGTTCGACCGTCTCCGCTGTACTCTCAATGACCACACCGTCCACCATCTGCCGAGCAGACAGCATCCGCGACCGTTCGCGTATCCAGGCCAACGGCGCACCGGTCCGGGCCGCGATATCCTGGATCGCCTGTTCGTACTGAATTTCTACGGTTTGCTGGGGCATCCCTTCGAGATACTTCCAGATCAATTCGATCATCTTGATAGACTCCTTTGGCTCCGCGTTCAGTGCAATATCAAACATTCGCCTGACCAGTGCGACCCTATGTGTCTCGCGTCCGCCGCGCTTGACCATCAGGTCTAATTGCACCATCACGGCACTGGTGATAGGCTTGCGTCGCGGGCGCCCATTCGGATTGCCGGTCTGGCCCGGCTTCCAGGCTGTTGACGGGAGTCTGCGCGTTTCTGTGTGTTGCGCCATCTGATATCACGCTATCTCAGAACGGCAGGGAATTGTCCGGAATATCGCCGTAATCCTTGCCGTAGGTATCCGAGTCATCGTCCTCACGTCGTCTGACCGTCATCATCTCGACACTGTCCGCGATGACTTCGAGTCCGGCCCGTGGGTTGTTGCCCCGGTCCGTCCATGGCCTGACTGCCAGTCTACCGTCAACGTAGACCCGCATGCCTTTCTCCAGGATCTCCTGGAGTGATTCGGCCCGTTTGCCAAACAACACCACTGATATCCACTCGGTTGTATGCTCCCAGGTGCCCTCACGGTCTCGGACGCCAAACTGGGCCGCCACGCTGAACCGCAGCACCGGATCGCCGTTCGGGGTGAATCGCAGCTCCGGGGCGCCGCCCAGATTGCCGATGAACGCTAGCCGTAGCATGTCGTTTCCTCATCCGGCGCTCATGATTCCAGAGCGCCCGCTGTGTGCGGTGGTCTCGGTTACAGCACTGGCAGACAAGTGGGATATACATGGATACCTCCGGGGGTCACGAACGGTGGAGCCTCTTGCATTCTCCACGTCATTTCAGAAATGACCCCCGGAGCATACCACACTGGACGTGTGCGCGGGTGGCTGTTTGCATGAACGATCGTTCGTCCGTACGCATGCTGTGAGCGTGAGCGCGGCTGTACGCTGGTACGCTAGCGGGTGAGAATGTCTGTCGGTTCGGCTGCGTTGACCGCATGTCTGTTCGGAGAGTGTTCGTCCGGTTGCTGGTACGGGTGTCGGTACGCATGCGTGAATGTGTGGGTGGTTGTGGGCCGGCGGGTGGGTACGTTGGACCGTTGGCCTGGATGTGGGTGAATCTGGATGTACGAACGTCGGTAGGCATGCGGGATGGGCTGTACGCATGAATGATGGTTGGTATGGATGTTCGGGTGATCTGACCGACTGTTAGACTGACGGATCGTCTGCCTCAATCGTGTATGGGATCGGGTAGTCATCCGAATGCTCGTCATTCTGAAATGACGCGTACCTGGGCTCCGGTCGCCCTATCGCCTGCATGTCCGCCTGGGTTGCGCGTCGTTCAGTCAATGGCAAGTACACGCACCGTTCCGGGTGACTGGCCGATAGTAAGCAGGTCCGGATGGTCCATGCCCCGAACCTGATCGACGTTCGCCCACAGATCTCCTGATCGATGCCAGCCCGGAATGCATGTCGTCCGAAATGTGGTTTCGCACGTGTACACCGCTCCGGGGTGCCTTCAGTCAGATCGATCACGTCGCAACGGTTCATGCCATAAACCCCCGTACTTTCGCCCGTTTGATGGTCTGCACCACCCGTCCGCCACGCCCCCGGATGATCAGGGTCGCGTTGTCCCGATCGATCATACACCGCAAACAGACCGGCACCAGACACCACTGATGCAGGAGATCCACGACCCCCCAGGTGTGCAGGCTGTTGCCGGCGAAGGTATTCCAGAGCGCATCCCGATCGGATGGGCGCGGGACGTACACTTCGATGGCAGACACGCCCGCATCGCGCAGCATCGCCCAATGGTCCAGCCATGCGATTTGATCCCAGGTCAGGACGCCGTCCTCTTTCTTCGCTTCCAGAAACAACGTCCGTCCGTTCGGGTGGGCGAAAACATCATCCGGCCAGCCGGGGTCACTATGGTCTGATCGGTTCGTGTGATACTGCAACCGAAACCCGCACTCAAAGGCATAGGTCCGGATCTGTCTGCGCCAGGTGTTCTCAGTCAACCCTCGGTTGGCGATGTCGTCCCACTGTTCGCGGGTGATCTCGCCCCGGTCGTTCGTCACGACAGGGCGCCTGTTTGTGGCCGGACGTGGTTCTGGTCGGGTTATGGGTTTGTCGCCCCGGATTCGACGCTCCGGGCCTTTGGGGGGCATCTGTGTCGGCAGCATCGACCAGTAATCCTCGCACCGGCACCGACTGATGGTACAGGGCCGCCTGCGCCGGCGCGACACCGGCAAGGTGTGGGACGCTTCGGCGTGCCCACAATGGCACTCCGGATGCGGCTTGACACGACGGACCGGCTGCACCATTACTCCGTGCGCTTCAGTTGCAGGATCGTCCGACCGCCGGCCTGTTCGGCAGCCTGTTGCGCCGCTTCCTCGTTCGGATAGACCGGCAAGTAGCCAACCATGTGATCCTCGCGGGTGCTCGATGAAATGTCCCACGGTCTGACGGCCAGGATTGCCCATAGGTGCCCGTTCGCATCTGTTTCGATGTCGAGATCACTACTCATCGTTACTCCGGGAGTGGCCGTTGTTCGATCGGATCGGACCACGGCCAGCGCCAGCCGCAACCAGTAGCCAGTGTCGTCGGTCCCCAGTCGATCGGGCAATGATACACGTAGTTGCCGTCCCCGAGAATCATCTGTATCCGGATGCGTGGTCCGCCGCAGTTCGGGCACCCGGACGGGTGTGGGTGTTTCGCTGTGTTGGCTTCCATCCGGGCCATCAGTGCACGGACAGACGGCTGCATCCACCAGGAGACTTCGGGTGATGTTCTGACGTGCGGCGGTTCAGGTCCAGGTGCTGTGCGTCGAACGGCTGTCTGTGTCTGGCCGGTCGCCCGTTGATTGTGCGCGGACAATTTCTTCAGTTCGTCGGCGCGCTGCTTTGCGATCTGTTTGTCACGTGCTCGCCGGTAGGCGGCTCCCCCGTCTGCCATGCTGTCCTCCGCGCCCGCCCGGTCATTCTAGAATGACCGGGCGGGCGGTTGTCTGTACGGCCGGTTGTGCGTTCGTCCGGATGGTCGCATGCGCGCCGGTCTGGTGGTCCGGAAGATCGGATGTTCGTTTGTTCGCACGATTGGTTGCAGGTTCGGCCGGCGGTTCGGCTGATCGTATGGCCGAACGTATGGGCGCATGTACGATCGGTGGGCCGAAGGTGTGCCCGGAGGGTGGGGTTGATCGCCGGTCGGTGCGGGCTGTCTGGCTGTCCGGTTGCCTGATGGTCGGTACGCTCGCCGGTGCGAGTGAATGGGCAGGTTGATCGTGCGGCTGCCTGTGGGGCTCGCTGGTTGGTGTGGTCGTTTGAACGACTCGCCTGCACGCATGCGCGAGGGAATGTCGGAGCGGATGTCCGCCGGAATGCGGGGTCGATCGAATGTCGGTATGAGGGGCAGAACGTCTGTACGTGCGGGTGATCGGCTGTGCGCAGGTACGTGTGAGCGCGGGCTATGACGCTTGTTCGTTGACCTGGACAGACCGCCGGCCCTCGGTGATGCCGCCTCGGACCGCGTCGCCCACCGCTTCGGCTGCCTGACGGGCTACGAGCTCGCCGTCTATCGTTGGGTCCAACGCCGCCAGCAGTTGCGCCTGACTCCGGTAGGCGGCTGGCCCCTCCATGTTCATGAACCGTTGGATTGACCGGATCGCCTCGCGCCGGTTCACGTCGTCCAGTTCTGCGATACGTCGGGCCGTGCGGTTGATCCGACCGCCCCGGCGATCGGGCGCAAACTGTCGGATGCCATCCTCAGTCCGGGCGCGAGCCGTGTACGCCTGAAGTCCGGCCCGGACGGCCATACGTTGCAGCGCGTCTCCGTCCGGCTCGATGCGGATCAGGCCGGCCCGTTGGGCTGCCAGAAGACGGCTCATCATGTCGTCAATCGATTCGTACCCATCCTCTCCGAGAGACAACGCCTGATCGATGGGTATCACGTCGTTCGTGGTGGTATCGATGATTCGGAGCATCGGTGCCCCTTTCGGGTTGGGGTGCCCGGGGTCATTCTGGAATGACCCCGGGCACCTGATGGTGTGCGTTGACCGCTAAGCCGTCTGTACGAATGTACGTGCGGCCGGTGGAATGCCGGGACTGTGTGCCGGCTCGGCTGCGTGTCTGGCCGTTCGTCTGCGAGACGGATGGAATGCTCGTTTGAGGGTCAGCCCGGGTGTCCGGTCGTATGCCTGTCTGTCCGCCTGCTTGTTTATCTGTACGGCTGAGCGCTTGCGGGAAGGCTCGGTTAGACCGTCCGCTGGCATGTGCGGTTGTTCGTAGGAATGGTCGCCTGTGCGGTTAGGATGGGGGAATGAACGATCGGATGCGCGGTTAGGCGCGTTCGTGAGTCCGATCGTGGGATCGGTCAGCGCTGGCCGTTGGCGCCCTGCACGGTCCGGATGGTCTCGGGCTTGACGCGGTCGCGTGGGTCGTCGTCGTCGTTGTTCATCGGCAGGTCCATCGGCTCGGGCGGCATCGGCACGTGCTCGCCGTTCGACATGGTCACCCAGGACTCGCCCGTAGACGTTGACACAAGCACAGCGTCGGCCGGTGCCTCGTTCGGGGCAGATGCGTACTTCTGGGCCTTCGTGACGGTGTCCGCATGGCCCGGCCAGACCTGTCGGCCATTGATTAGCAGACTGCTGACCACGCCGACTCCCCAGATGCCGCCCTTGCCGGTGCCGGCGCTGCTGATCCCGACATCCTGCACCTGCTCAAACAGGTTGATCAGGTAGCCCTCGGAAAAGTGGGACAGCGGGAAGTTTGCCCGGATGGTGATCTGGGTCCCGCCCGGCAGCGCTTCGTGCACGATCTCGCCAATCGCCTGTCCCCGGATGTTCGTCGGCCGGCGGGATGCCCGGATCAACACCTGATCCACCGGCATCAGGATGGTGCCGACCCGGACCCGGTGCCAGGCCACATCCGGCAGAACCCGGCGCACACCGGCCGCGTCAATCGTGACGGTCGGGTCGCCCTTTTTCGCTGCCTTCTGAAACGCCGTCAGAATCCAGCCGCCCAGGAGCGCCACCCGGCCCGGCGTGATGATGTGCCGCTCGTTGGCGACTTCGGTGATCCGCTTGCCACCACGCCCGGTCCGTTCGATCGTCCGCTCCCGCATCTCGAACGTTTCGCCCACCCGGGGGAACCGTGAGATGCCGACGCCACCCGGATCGGTGAAACAACCCAGGGTCGGGGTGAGGAACGTCCAGACCGCTTCCACCGGCGCCCACGTACTGTACGGCGCGATGTAGCGGGCTTCCATCTTGGACCGCAGACCGTCAAGGGCGGACCGCCCGGTCGCCGTGATCTGGTAGCCGGAATCGCTGTTCTGCCGGGTGATCGTGCCGGCCCGGTCCAGCTTCGTGATCATCTTCCGGATCGCGGACTCTTCTGCTTCGTCGTCCTGCTCCTGGACAGCCAGGATGATCTCGTCGTCCTTGAGCTCGCCACCATCGGCCACAGCGGCGAAAATCGCCAGTTCAATCGCCTGATTCTTCCCTGCCATCGAAAACCCCTTTCGTGTCGGTGCTACAGGATGTGGGTGCGCTGCAATCGTCGAATGACGCCTTGCAACCGCTTGACAGCGGTCCGTCCGACCGCGTCACGTTGTGTGCGGGTCAGGTGGTTTTTGTAGATCCGCTCCCCTTCCTTGAATGCACGGCTGATGATCTGTTGCTGGCGCTCGTCGTACCCGTCCAGCAGGTCGTCAATCGTCGCCGCCGCTGCCATCTCCCCCTCCGGCCGGGTGGGTCATTTGGGAATGACCCACCCGGAATGTATGCACGATCGCTCTCGTGGTCGCTGGTTCGCCTGGCTGAATGCCTGCCGGTACGGGTGTCCCGGTGAATGACTGTTCGCTTGCGTGCGGGTGTGGATGCCCGACTGCTCGTGGGTACGATCGCCCGGATGCTCGATGGGCGGTGTGAGGGTCTGTACGTACGGACGTTCGATCGTCCGCCGGCCCGGTCGATCGGTGGTCAGTCCTCGGTCGCGGCCGTTGCTGCTGCTTTGTCGCGCTTGCTGGGCCGACCGCGCTTTTTACCGGCCGGCTTCGGCACCGGCATCAGTGGCTTACCGGCCGGCTTCGGGAGGCTGTCCACGACCTTGCCCAGCCATTCGTACAAGGCGACCGTCCGGGTTACCGTCAGTCCGGACAGGTTGCTCGCCACCAGGTGGGCGTCAAGGTTGACCAGGTATGGCACGGTACCGAGCACATCCGCGAATGACAGCCCATGTGGTGCCGTTGTATCGCCTTCGTCCTCCTCATCCGGAGCTACATCCTGGTCAGCCGGTGTAATCACGGTGCCCGACACGGCTGCCGGATCGGCCAGCGTCTCGCCTGCCTGCTCGGGGCAGTGCGGGCAGGCATCCAGGTCCGGCGAGAAATGGGCGCCACAGTCCAGGCAGTGCTCGACCGGCTCCAGGAATCCCACGTCGGCGCAACTGCCGTTCGGGCACTCGTAATACTCGGTACCGGCCGGGATGTCCTCCAGCGCCACCGGCTGCACCCCGACCGGCTCGGACGGCACCGTGGTTGCCCGGCGTGATCCACTGATCGGCGTCGGTTCGTCGTCATCCTCCTGGGCTGGTCCCTCCAGGTACTCCCGGACGGCTGCCCGCACATCGGCAACCGCCCAGTTTTCGCGCTCGGCCTGATTGAGGATGTCCTCCGCGACGTCGGCGTGGTCCGGCATCAGTGGGGCGACTGCGACGTGATGCGTAAAGGTCAACTTTTCGCGGCGCTGCTCAGGCGCAAATTTGCCGCAGATGGACATCAGGTTCTTCAATGAACCGTAGTTCTCGCCTTCGAGAAACTGGCTGTACTTCTGTTCGTACTTCTCGTTGTCCATGGCAAAGCGCAACAGGTCGCCCCGCCACCACTTGGACATGTCCGCGATGTTGTTGGCCCCGGCGAACGACCTGGACCAGCCGTCCCAGGAGAGATTCTCCGGGATGATCGCGGCCGTGGGGGTAAACGTCGTCCGGATGCCCGGCAGACGAATCGGCCCACGGACCAGCGCGCGCCCGGTGCTGTCTGACTGCTCGGTACCGTCGTCCTGGCCGTCCTGATCGTCTGGTGTGTCGTTCTGGTCGTCCGGCGCCTCCGGGGTGCCCTGTGCCTCTTCGAGCTCGGTCGTATCGATTGCCACGATCATTCCTCCGTTGTGCTGCGTGCCGCGACACCATACCACGGATGGCATCGCGGCACAATCGCCAATTAGTTGCCGGACTGCCTGCGTGCGGCGATGTCCGATGACATCCGATCCTGTGTCGTGGTCCGCAAACGCCGCAACTGCGTCAGGATCGCATCAAGCTCGACGGCCGAATCGTCATGCCCGAATCGCTTCAGATCCATGTAGGCCAGCGACAGGACGTCTCTAGCCATCGTCATTCGCGCTTCGATCTGTCCGAGCTCGCGAGCCGTTGCCTTGTCTGCCATCTGTCCGCCCCTTCGTTCTAGTTCGCGCCGCGCGGGCAATCGTCGTTGTGATCCTCCGGCGAACTGACTTCCATCGGCCCCTCGGTGTCCAGGTCAATCGTGACGGTTGCGCCACAGTCGGTACATTCGACATTCTCGTATCGGGACCGGATCGAAATCGGTCGGATCTGCCTTGCCATCTCGTTACCCCTTCGGCGCCTGCCGTTCGTGTTCTGTGTCTACCATACCACGGTGGTATGCAGGTGTCAAGGAGTTTTCGAGGCAATTTCTGGCAATCTGCGAAATCCGTGTCCGGTCATTCCAGAATGACGCGGGCGCCTCGGTTCGCCATTGCCACAAGGTACTGGATCGCGGCGCAGTTCTCGCGCCAGTTACGCGGACTCAGTACAGGCACGCCGTTGGCGTCAAGGATATTCCCGTAAAAACCCGCGTCCTCCGGCCATGGCTGCCGATCGGCCGGACTTGACCACGGCAACGGCGGCAGATCCGGACTGGTCAACAGTGGGTGTGGTGCCATCCCCCGATCGATGCTCTCGTGCAAGCGGTTGATATCGTCCAGCAGCACCGGCACGAATCCGGCGATATGTGTCACCGGGTCGCCTTCCGTCAATGCGTCCGGGTGTGTTCTCCGTACGGCGTTCGTGCTGCACCACTCGCGCATGGACGCGCGGTCACTCCCAGTCAGGAAAACGCGCGATCGATACGCCTGCACGATCTCGTTGCGAACGTCGGCACCAGTGTACACCGGTGCGTCCGCGTCGAATACCATCCGGTCCAGAATCGCGCTCGTTGCCTTGAAACCTTCGGGTGTTTCCGACCACGCGCGGATATGGTCCGCTTCGCTGTCTGTGCCTGCCATCGGTGTACCCCTTCAGTGTGCGTGCGGGATATCCCGGAGATCCGGACCGTCCATCTCAATCGGTTCAGCCATCCGCTTGACCCGGCCCCAGATGCGCGGCCCGAAATACTCGGCCATTTCGGCGTGTCCGTGCTCGTCTACGGTCGCCAGGTTGCTCGTAATGATGGTCGGCAGATGGTGGTCGTGCCGGTACCCCAGGATTTCGTACAGGAATTCGCCAACCCAATCCTTTGGCACTTCTGTGCCCATGTCGTCCAGGAACAACCAGCGCACGGCTCGCAGTGACTTACGCAACGCTTCCTGTTCCTCGGAATTGCCAAACGTCGCCCGCACATCCGCCAGCAACGACGGCACCGTCCGGAACAGAACGGACTCGCCGCGCTCGGCCAGTTCGGCCGCCATGCCGCCGGCCAGGGTGGTTTTCCCTCTCCCGCTCGGACCATACAGCAACAGCCAGTGATGACTGTCGTGGTCCACCTTCGGATCGTCAAGCCAGCGGACCGCTCGTCTGACGGCCGCATGGTCCGGATGCTCTCGCCACGGATAGGTCCGGTACTCCGGCGGCAGTTGCGCCTCTCCGAACCTCCGGCGGATCGCTCGCTGCACCCGCTCCTGGCCAGCCGGGCACGCGCATTCGACGGTCTGCCCGAATCGGTCGTCCGTGGGTGGCACATCCAGCCGGAGTAGCCCGACCCCGAGACACCGGATGCATGTCGCTTCGTCCGGCTGGTAGTCATCATCGGGCCGGGGGTTGATCGTGACATACCGGGCAACCCAGTCGGCCGCCTGATCCGGTGTCAGCTTCGAAATGACCGCCCCGACCTTCCTCATATCCCGCGCTCCCGGCCCTCTGCTTCGATCTCAGCCAGAATCTCGGCTTTGATCGCCTGTTCCCGCGCTTTCATCCGCTTGATGTTCTCGTATTCGGACGGGGCGAGCTGTCCGCCCATCCGGAATCGGTCGCCTGGCCGCCCCTGTTGCGTGCCCCCACGTGCAGGTGCACCCGCGTGCCCGTTCGTCTGTTTCGGCCGACCTTGCACGACCCATGCCGTGTAATCGTTGATCCGATCACAGATATACCACACAGAGAGATTGCCCTGCACGCCATTGCCGCCCCACTCACGTCGGTATGCGGCAATGTAGGCGGCTGCGATCGCCTCGGCATCGGCCCCGCATTTCTTCACAGCACCCGCGTCCCGGGCTGATGGGGTGTACGGCACATCGGCCGCGCGGATACCGTCGATCACAGCGGCATATTTGTTGGGTGTCTTTTCGGGGGGTGCTGCGCGTCGATTCTGGACGCCTGATTTCGTGGGGGGTGTACTTTGACGCAACCGGGGCACCGGACGCGCCTGACGCGCCGCTCCGGGGCTCTGGAGGGCACTCCTGACCTTCCGTGTCAACCACGGTTTGGCCGGGTCTGGCCCCGGGGTGGCTAATTGAGACTGATTCTCACGTGGACTAGCCAGAGGTCCTGACGGTTCTTTCACTAAGGCAGGTGGTGTGTCGGTCGCCGGTTCGATCAGTTGTTTGGCATATGGACCCAGGATGATGTCAGACCACGCGGCTAAACTGTTTTCTTCGGTTTTGACCGATGGCGTCCGATCCGGAATGAGCGTAGCGAATGTAGGATCGGAACGGGGGTCCGGGGGCAGCGCCCCCGAAGTACCTTCTACTTTTTCTTGTAATACTATTCTTTGTGACCGTACAGTTTTGCTGGTCCCCCCTCCGTACAGTTTTGCTGGTCCCCCCTCCTGGTCATTTTCGGGGGGGACCGTACCGTTTTGCTGGTCCGGGTAGGCAAAACTTTCCGGAGCATCGGAAACATGCAAACTGTATCGAGTCGGAAGGCTCCCGCCATCGGGCGCCGTCATGGTCGTGGCGCGAATCATGCCCATGGATCTCAGGTCGCGAATGGCTTGCAACAGCGACCGCTCAGACAGGCCAGTCCCGTGGTCTAATCGAGTGCCGTCCCTCCGAGTGATGCCGTGCATCAGTTGATCTAAACTGATGGTGTCGCCGTCAGGCTGTCCGAATCCGTAGGTGCGCCGTGTGATGTAGAGAATCACGCGCAATTGAGACAGCGTAAGCGATACCATCCACTGATCGATGATCGTGTTTGGGACCGGCGTCGTATTCGGCGCGGTCAACCATTTCGGCGCACCATCCGTCTCACCCGTCACGTATTCCGGCGATTCTTCGCGGACACGGCGCGGCGCGGATGTGCTAAACTGTCTACGCATCGAGCCAACCTCCCAGATAATCTCGATGCCGTGCCCAGAACGTTGACAGCGTTGCTGGGCATTTTCTATGGCATCGCGGCAGTATAGCACGGTCTAGCGCGTCACCTTCCGTGTTGTCATCGTTCGGCACGGTAACAGCGATTGCGGCATATCGGCCGGGTGCATCTGCACAGCTACGAGCCCGGCTTTCGTCCGGCTCTGACATGCGGCACAGTCCGGCAATATCAGGTCTATACCTGCGTGCATAGGGCAGTATGCCGGTTCGAATCCAGCACGGTAGTAGCACCTGCCGGGGTCGCGCTTGCGCCGCGTCTTTGTGGTGTCGATGAACGTAACGAGCCCCAGGTCCGGCGGATGGGGCCAGATTGATCGCGTCACGGCTATGGCATCACGGACCAGCGTGGATGACAGGATATCGGATTCGTTCCGAAACAGTGAATTGACCCACGCGCCGGCCCATGCGTGGCGAACGTAGGCGGCAAACGGCCACGACGTAACCCAGAGCGCCCGGCCGTCGCGCGACAGCAGTGTGACACAGCGCCCCGGTGGTACAAACCTCTGACTACCGACTTTCTGTCGGTTGTAGTGACGATCCGCAATCGCCCGCGCGTCCGCCGCGCTAGAATGCGAGAGTGTCCAGTATCTCGACTCTGTCACTGTGGAGTCACCCAGACGGACGCATTATTCGGATCGGTCGGCACGATCACACCGGCCGTATTGAGTGCGCACAGGATGGACGGAGAAATCATACGAGCGGCGACGCCGTCGTCTAGGTAGGCTTCGCCGTGCCAGCAGTAGATGGCAGCGTCCGGATTACTTCGGAGAATCTTGCGGACCTGTGCCTGCGTCATCTCGGTACCCCCTTGCGTGTGATCTATGGTCACTATACCACCGTGGTATAGTGCTGTCAAGGGGTTTCCGGGGCAATTTCCAAAAGTCGTGGTCATTCCAAAATGACCGGTGGAACGTACCGATCCGCCCGCCAGCGTCCGAGCGCCCGTTGCGCCAGCCCCATAGCGTACGCGCTGGTTGGGGCGCCTGCCAGGATCTCTAGCGCGGCGGCGCATTCTCTCAGAATGTCGATCGATCGCTCCGGATTGTCCCAATGCTGGTCGCATGCCTCGGTTGCCACGACCGTCAGTCCGTTATCAGTCAACTGCCCGCAGAATCGGCACGGACTCATGAGTGTGCCCGTATCTGCCAGTGGATCAATACGGTTTGACCGACAATTACGACCAGCAGAATGATGATCGTCAGAATAGCAAGCATGCGACTCTCACTCATCGCCGATTGCCTCCATTCGGAAACTGGATGTGCACGTGCACCTGTTTCCATGCCTGCCGGGCCAGTCTGACCGTCTGCCAGGTGCCTGACCGCAACGACTTGCCAGCATGCTCCGGGAATTCGGGCACCGCGAACAGGTCACACGTCGCCAGTACCACGATACGGGCGTTCCGGTCTGGGTACGTCGTTCCGGGCGGCATCTCTTCGTAGGTCGTGCAGTGCTCGCGCCAGTGCGGGTCAACGCGGCTCCGGTCGGCCGGCAGGATGGTATGGACGTGTAGTCCGAGTGCATGCGCCTTTTTGGCCACGTAGGCATCCGTGCCGACACATCCGCCCGTAATAATCCAGACGGCCGAGTGCAGCTTTTCTAGCGCGGCGTCGACGTGGCGTTTCGCGTCGTCGGTGATGCGACGCGATCCCGTCCAACCAACACCGGTCCAACCCTGCCCGGTCGGTCGGATCATCGCCGGTGCGTTCGCCATCATGTCACCCGGTCCATATCAGCCAGCTCTGGAAGGGATCGACCATCAGGAGTCCGCCAGAACGGGTGTCGATCTCTCTTCCTGTGAATCGGTCCCACAGTCGGCCATACCCGGCCCAGTTGTAGAGTCCATGTCCGTTGCCGGTGTTGACGACGATGAGCCCGCGAGCGAAATGCCGCACCCAGACGGTGTCGTTGATCCGCTGGTATGTGCCCAATGGCGGGCCGAGCTCACGAACGTTATGCCAGTCATCCTCCCAATGCACCAGGAGGTTTAGTGGCTCGGTATACACGTCCCAGGCATAGTACGGAACGAACGGATGCAATCCATAATGCGTGTATGGTGGTTCCATAGCAAGCAGGTACACGCCGAAATGGAATCGGTGATCGTCTATGATCGCCTGTGGACTTGATTCGTTCGGTGGTGGATCACCGGTCAGAATAGCCGTTCTCGGCAACACGAACCAGTGGACCTCTCGCCGCTTCGTCGTGACGGCTGTTACCGCATCGAGCGCGTTCTGCAAGTAGACAGGATTCGCCTTGCACCGGTGCGGCATCTCAAACAACATGCCGGAAGCATACTCGGCTGCATTGACCCGGGCATACCCCAGCGCCCCATGCATCTCTCCGGGGGCAATGCCGTTGACGATGTAGGTAAAGCCTTCCTCTTCCAGTCGGTAGCGGATCGAGTCGGTTGACGTGGTCAACGCCTCCTCCCACCACGCAGTTGTGTGGGCCGGACCCTCTCGGCAACCGATATCTGGATTCCCGTACCACTCCTGACCCATGTTTCGGACGTGGGATGCCCACTCGTTCGGCGCGAACGAGTCTGCCGCTATGCCGTGCCAGCCTTTGGTACGCAGGAATTCTGCATACCGGTCGGCCAGATCCCATACAACCGTCTTGCTCATGTGATTGATGAGCTTGCCAGGATCGGGTTTCTCGACGGGGCGGCCGTCCGGGAAGTGCAACTGAAAGTCATCTCGAATCCATGGGTAGGCCATGTCCATCGTTCACTGGGCGGCTACTCCGCCCATGAACCAGCCGGTTTTGTGATTCGGATTGATACTCCTGAGACGATTCGACAGCGTCACGAACGCTGCATAATCAACACTCCCATCAGGCAGAAACGGTCCATTTGGGGAGCTCAGGTAGCCCCAATCGTACCGGGCTGCATTGGCGGCCTGAGCATCCGATAAGACGTGATGCGCGACCGGAACCCAGAGCAGAAACATCGTCTGTGTCACGGGGGAATCTCCTGTGGCTCAGTCGTCGTCGGTCAGGTCGTTCGCGATCAACACCTGTTGATGGGTAGACGACAGGAAGTCCGCCAACCCCTCTAAGGCCGCCTCGCGGGTCGGGTAGGTGTCCTCGGATTCGTAACAGATATACGCGAATGTCCAGACGCCCTCATCGGCATCGTACTCTACCGACCATGCCCGGTCAGATACGTTCGGGTGCGGCACCCGTAGCCATGGGTCCAGTTCTTCGTCTGTCCCACGGGCCACGATCGGGCCGGGCGGCCCCTGCCTCGGTTCGTCTTGATTGCACGTCCGGACCTTCCAGGTGTCGGATGGGCTAAATCCGATCGACATCACATCAGATGGCATCTCACACAGCATGCCGAGTAGCCGAATTCGAGCATTGCCGGCCGCTCCCTGCGGCGTATCACCATGCGCGACAAGCTCGATCCCGTTCCCCATGTGGACCAGGTATCGCATGGCTACCCTGCCTTCCTGGGGCCGGCCGCTCGCCCCTCCAGTGAACGCAAGCGCGTGTCCAGCCATTCCGATCGCGCTTGCGTGATGCGGATACTGTCGTTCTCCCAGCGGGCGATATGCGCCTGCCGGGCCGGATCGTTCCAGAGTCGCTCGGCTAACTCTGTCTGCGTCATTCCGAGCGCCACGCGTCGCCGGCGTAGTTCTTTTCCGGTCATGTATCACCCCCTGTCGTCAATAGGCACTCTGCCGCCGCGAGTACGGCATCGTTGGCCGCTTCCATGTCGTTCGCCGCCTCGATGTACGCCTGAGACGAATAGTCAAGGTCCGGAGCAGCGATAAGCGCGTTATACACCCGTACTCGCTGGGCGTATACCTTCCACGCTTTTAGTGCCGCCTTTTCGTGGTCGTTCATGACACCTACGGTTCATCGCAATACAACGATTCCTGATACGATTCGGTTGCCGATCGTTCCATCCGCTCGACATCATCAGGGCTGAACGTGTGCCCCTCGGAGCATTGCTGATCGTCGGCACTCATCATGAGATAGATCCAGGTCTGGTATGACCCATCCGCATACGGGCCGTTCTCGCCCTCTTCAGTGAAATAAGTGACTTCGCCTTCGCATTCATCCACCGGACAGTCCCGTTGGATCTCTTCCTGCCTATACATGCTGGCCTCCTGAGTGGCCGACATAGAACCAGTTATCTAACTCGCCCGGTGAGTCGGCGGAACCACCATTCGTGGGTCCAGTAGTGCCGCCAGTAACGTAGCCACGTCCCCAGTCTGGAGCTGTCCCCCAGGAAGAGGTAGCACACTCCACAGTACAGGTCGTACATCAGTCCTCCAGTGGCGAACATTCGGGTGCTTATGTCGGTCGCCCCGCCTATCGACCTGTCTGCCACAGTCGCCGCACGACTGCATCCACATCGACATCCGGAACATGCTCGACCGTTGCTTCCGTGTAGATATCGGCGCACATACCCTGCCGGCCGATAAACACGGAACAGCCGTCGCCTGTGCGCTTGACTACCAGGTAGCACCGTCCGGTGTCACTGACGAACGGCGGCCGGTTGACCTGCCACTGCACGCGATCACCAGTCAAGGTGTACCGGTCTTTACCGCGCGCCCCGATCAGTCGTACCGTTTCGGATGACACCAGATCGGCCACCGGTGCCTGTGTCGTTTCCATTTTCGTACTCCTGTGTGTGATGGGGGCCGAGTTATCAGCCCCCACGGTGTTAGCGGACTGGTCGGCACAAAGCCGGGTCCGCGCGCCGGGTCCCGGCGTCCAGCTTTGCCCCGATTTCTCGGAGCTGGACGCCGCGCTCGGGATCGATGTCGAGAACGCGGGTGATTGCCCCGAAATCCTCGACTATGTCCCCGACCTTCGGCGACCAGTCAGCCAGGACCGTGTAGTCAGGGAGTGCGAGCGGTGTATACATCTCGGTACCCCTTTTGGCGAGACTGTCCGCCCCGCACCCAGACTATACCACGGTGGTATTAGACTGCCAAGGGGGTTTTCGGGTGAATATCAGAAAGTCGCGGTCATTTCGGAATGACTCGGACAGCCATGCCGGTGATACCACTCATCATCATCTGGAGACCCTGTGCACCGGTCGGGTACGGCACGATCTCGACGCCCAACGCGTCCAGGTGGGCAACCCAGTCGGCCAGTTGCAGGATGGCTGCATCGTACGCCGCCTGCACCGGCCGGCCAGTCGTGTCGTCGCGCTCGCCCTGCACAAGGACGGCAATACACTCATCCTTGTGGTAGGCGTCCGTCACGCTATCGGGCGGATAGACGCGATCATCCTCGAAACCCGGTATCCGGACGATATCCGAGATGTTGATGTCGAACGGCGACGCGTACACGTACCGCGTCGGCCGGTAAGCGATGTGGTGATCACCATGTCGCAACCCGACGCATGGTCGCATGATACCGATCTCGCCCTGATCCTCGAATACGATCCTATGCGCCTGTGCGAACGCCTCGATGCGTTGCCGTGCGAGCGCTACTATTACTGCCATGGGGCACCCCTTTCTATGCGTCAGTCGTGGACGCAGACGATACACGGACACGTCGGACCGCCAAATGCTTCATGCCAAAGATATCTCAAGGCAATTTCAGCTTGGGCAGGTACGACCGCGTTCCCCGCTTGCCGGAGGCGGTCAGTGCGTGGGCAGTTGCACCCCGGCACGTCCAGCCGATGCCATTGTTCCGAAACATCAGCCAATCCGTAAACCACGGATTCAGGCGTAGCAGGCGCCAGCCATGGGCTAGATCCGATGATGTCGCGCCATCTGTCAGGGTCGCCGGGTCCGGGCGGCCAATCAGGTCCGGGGTTGCTCGAACTGCCTGCCGTCCGAGCAACCCGTTCGTCGGTACGTTCACGTCCTGACAGGCGCCGTCCTTCCAGTCCCGTGACGTTGCCGTCATCCAGTGGCGAGCCTGCGATGACAGGTCCACCTGCCGCTTGCCACGATCCGTCATCCCCTTTGCTGCTACGTCCCGCGCGTTCATCAGGCGGCCGCCGTTCGGTACATTGGCCGTCATCCATAGGCGTTGTGACACTTCCTGTGCCACGATCCCCAACGGCCCCTGACCGACCCGTCCTGTGTGGTGCATGTTGCGCGCATGCCATCCGTCCGGATGTTCCGACTGATTGAACAGACCGGCGTCCGGTGTGGGCCATGTCTGGCCGCCATCCGAATATGAAGAGTCGGATCCGGCGGTGTGGCGCGCCTGCGTCAGACGCTTTGACCACCGCGCACGTAAACCGGTAGCCCAGCGCTTGAAGATCCTGGCCGATTCTTCCGAGTCCGTCCGGGTGTCCGATGAGGTTGCTAACGTTCTCAATGAACACCAGGGGAGGGCGCATTTCTCCCAGGACGCGGGCCGTCTGTGCCCACAGATCCCGCGTATCAGCGGCACCGGCCTGTCGCCCTGCCACTGAGTACGGCTGGCATGGAATTCCGCCGACCAGTAGGTCAGCACGGCCGCGCAACGGTCGTCCGTCGAACGTGCGAAGGTCGCTCCAAACAGGTGCCGCAGGTAGGCGTCCGCTTTCCATATGCGACGCCAGGACGACGACGTTTGTAAGCTCGATTTCCACATACACGAGCGGGACAATGCCACGGATAACCCGGTGAATGGCGAGATCAAGTCCACCGACCCCGCTACAGACGCTAACGACGGTTGCAGGACGGTTTCGGGCACATAGACGAACATCGGTGCACGGACCCCCTCTGACGGCTCGCTCAGACCGTCTCATGATCTGTCCTGGGCGGGCTTGTGTCGCCAGATGCAGCCCGTACAACGACCGTGGCTAGCGTACGCATAGTCCGTCGTTCCGCAATCCTCACAGACCGTGTAAAATCGCGACCAGCGCGGGGTTGGTGCGTCGATCCGGTAGGTATCTGTCGCCGGACGCGCTACCAGTCGATACCCAACACCCGAGCACGACAGGAACAGATCGCCACATGGATGCAACCGTCTACGCACACGCGACATATGCGAACGCAGGAACGCAAAGATCCCGTTTTTTGGTACACGGTCAACGGGATCGTCGCGCCCCCATACGGCAGCAACTATGTCCCCGACTGGCACGGCTGCATCCAGATGCTCAGCCAGATACAACACAGTCCGGATCTCTAGCGGCCCCAGGTGAATGTCCCGTCCATTGACCAGCACGGTTGCCCGTGTCGGATCGATCACCAGTCCGCCGGTCCGGACCACCTGTCCGCGTTGTGGGCCGGGGGACAGGGACATGCCGTATTCTTCGTGGGTAAGCGGATCGTGCAGCACCACATACCGCGAAAATACCTGCCCGATAATGAGTACCCGGACTCGCCGGCACGTCTCGCCGCAACCCGCTCCGCGCCATTCCCGGTCTGTCAGCGCGTCGCCCGGATCGGTCCCGCGTGTGCTATACTGATCGTGCTGCTGACCTGCCATCGGCAGTACCCCTTTGACAACGCCCGGACGGATGGTGTGTCCGGGCGTTGTTGTGTTCGCCGTCATAGCGTCGGCATCGCATTGACGGCTCGTTCCAGTCGGTCGGCCGCCTCAGACATCACGTCGCCGGTTGCGCTCGCCCGCAACACCATCACCGCGTGCTGGGCTGCCTCTCGGAGCTCTTTCCACTGTCGAATGCGGGCTGTGCGGCCCAGGTCGCCAGCCATCTCCGGTAGCACCATCTGGCCCGTCTTCGTGCGCCTGACCGATCGTTGTGCAGCCATGCTAGAGCTGTCCGTTGGCCCGCATGCCCAGAATGGTGGATACGATCAACGCAACCGTATAGACCCAGAACATAAACGTCATACCTCGGACAAACGGACTGACTTCGGCTGCTGTCAACGGGAACGCCCGGCGGATCGACTCCAGGATCGGCCGCACAATCGCCCTACGGGAAGATGCATTCGCAGTCAGTCCGGGGTTTTCGACAATTCCAACACGCCCGGCCCAGCCATGCGCGCGCCTCCGGAGGCAAGCTGCTGATGTCGATCGCCCCGTCTCGATTGAAAGCATCGGCCATTGCTTGAATCTCCTGGTTGGTTGGTTCATCCATCAATCCCCCCTGCCGTCATTCCAGAATGACATCACGATCCGATACGTGATGTCGCGGTCGGACTCGCGGACCCAGATGTCCGCGACGGCCGAATTGACGATCCGGCAGACCGCGCGGGCACCCTGGTCGGTCGCCAGCCGGACAACTTGACGGGCAAACTGGTGTGTTACCCCTTTGGCAACCCAGATCATGGCTTCTGTCGGTTCGCTGTTCGTTCGGCCAGCGTCCGCAACCGAAAATCCCGCACAAATGCCGTCACTCCTTCCATGGTGACGAATGGAGCGCCTTCCCGGGCTTTCCAGGCGCCCCACATCGCATCGCCGGCGACCGTCAGGGCGTCAATCGTCCAGATTCCGGCTGCATCGACCTTTGCGACGTCCTGCGTCCCACCTTTCCAGTCCTGATAGGTCAGGCACGATCCCCGCAGATCCACAGTCAGAACCAGCCCCAACCCGTAATACTCTAACGTCTGCTCCCCGGCTTCCTTGTATCGGCGCTTCCGGCGCACCATGATGACGAGATAGTCGTCCTTTTTGAGTGGCACAAACGTCCGGTCGTCGGCCATTTATCGCTCCACATACCCTGGTATCCGCCCAAATGGGAACCGATCCGCGATCATCTCGGCAACATGTGTGGCCGGTTTTCGGGCAACTGCCTGCAATAGATCCGCATCGATCAGATGGGCGTACGTTGCTGACCGCACGACGGCCGATGCGGCTGCGAGTCGCCGGCCCTTCCGGATGCACGTGTGTCCGTCCGGATCCTGGCTTTCTAGCTTTGCGCGCCCGAGCCGTTGCCACCACGCCCCGGACTCGGCCAACCGGTGCGCCAGGATCACCCGCCCGCGCTTCAATCGTTCGTCATCACCGCTGCTGTCTGCCACCAGTCTACCCCTTCGGACAGGCCGGCGGGGTCTCCCGCCGGCCTGTCCGTCTACATCCCAGACCCGTCCATCCGTGCCGTTGACGAAAGTGGCCACCACGCGCGCAGATTGGCGTCGATCATCGGCGACGGCAACAGACATGCCGGACGGTGCCCGTACACCGTGTGCGGCCCCATCTCCGGCATGATGGCGTACCGGATGCATGCGCAGTTGCCCGGGGTCACGGACGCCTGGTCGCCGGTGTCCTCCGGTTCTTCGTCAGAGGGCGCCTGATTCTCGCCGGACAACTCTATGGTTGTCTCAGCCGTTTCCGCGCCCCCACGTCGCGCTCCGGGCCTCTGGGGGGCATCCTGGAAGATGTACGCGCGGCGCTCGGCATAGGCCACGGCCATCTCGTGCAGCTTTTCGGCCGCTACCACCCGGGCCTGGGCCTTGCAAACAGTCCGCCGGGCCGCCCTGACCGACTCTGGCCCGATGCGACCGGCGAACCGCTGATTCGGCCAGTTCTGGAAATCAGACTCCGCATCGCTCAATGCCTGCGACTCCCGCTCGACAATGTCTCGGGCCAGGGCAACGATCGCGGCCCGTGGGTCGGTGTTCGGACCGATCGTCGTTCGATTCAGATGCTTCCCTGCCATGGGGTACCCCTTTCAGTACGGAAAATCATCGACGTCGTCACCGGTGTCGGCTCCAGATACCGCGTGCCTGTTCTTTGGTACGCGTTGCGCCGGCATCACGACACGGGCGCTGGCTGGCCGACAGATGATGCAGTAGCGCGGTAGATTCTTATGGGTTTTGAGTCTCCTTTCATCCGTCCGGGTCAACCCCTGCCAGATCCCGGCAACGGTAAATGTGATCCCCTGACGGAACGCTTCGGCCATGAACGCGGACCCGGTGCCGTTGGCGTGCTGGGCGATCCGCTTGTCTGCCGCCCCTTTGACCCAGCCCAGATAGTGCCTGTTCAGGCTCCCGGCCAATGGGCGCGACAGATGCAACAGGTACACGGACGCCATGATCAGAACGGCCTCAACGACTGCCGGGCCGCATCACGCGCTGCGATCTCGTCGGGTGTGAGCCAGCGATCCTCGTTCGCGTGCTCGCAGGCGTACTGATGCATGCTGCTTTCTGTGAAGCCAGTAGTCGCGTTCATCGCCCATGCGTACGTCCGCTGGAATCCGATCCAGTGCAGATGATCCAGGATGGCCGTATGATCGCCAATCAGCAGATCTAGCCCGTTCAGATCTGGCCATGCGTTCTGGGCCAGGTGGCGCTTTGCCGACCTGATAGCATCCTCACGGTTGACCTGACCGCACTCGATGACTGCGCCCACCGGAGAGAACATTGTCAGATGCTCCCAGTACCGATAGCACCATCCGTTGATCGTACGGTACATCAGGACGCGCGCAGTCCCGTAGGCCATCATGGCTGGCTCCCACGACCCGCTGATGGCCTGCTCGATGGCAACCAGCAACCTGTCGCGAGCGTCCGTTTTGAGTGGCGCTATCGCTTCCATCGGCCCCAGCGCAGCGCGATACGTACGGTGGCCCTGGCGCACTGAATAGCCGGTCCGTACTGGTTCGACCGTCAGTCCCATGTCAGACTCCCTTGACCGCTACAAGCGTGGTCGCCCGTCGCGGCGTGGTCCCGTACACCTTGCCATCTCGGCCGTTGCGATCGATGGACACCACGGTCATAGCCACCGATCTACCGGACGCATTCGGGCGGACGTCCTGCACCCGGGCTGTTGCCCCGTAGTTGTAGACCAGGATGTCGCCCATGGCCACGTCTCCGAGTGGTTTGGCCGCGTGCCAGCCGATGCCCTGGAGCCAGATGCACTGTCGCCCGTCAATCACGGTTGGTGCATAGTCACTGCTTGCCATCATCGCCCCCTGTCGAACGTATTGCCGCAGTAGTAGCAGCGACGGATGGTGTTGCCCGATGGGAAATGGTGCCCGGTGGCACACACCGGACACGTCCAGGGCTGAACATTCGCCCGCTTGCACGACGCGCAATAGGAATCGTTGGGGCGGCGCATGTTTTCGCACCCATTCGCCGGACAGGGGATTCGCTGCATCGTCGTTGCCATCTCGGTACCCCTTCGTTGTGTGGGCTGTCCGCCTCACACCCACACTATATCATGGTGGTATGTGGGTGTCAAGGGGTTTTCAGGCAATTTCCGATCAGTTTTCAAAAGTCGTGGTCATTTCGGAATGACCCCTGCCGCGCGCAACTGCTGGGCGACGTTGTCAAGGATCATGATTTCATTACCCAGGTGTCCGAGTTGCGTCGCCAGCGTGCCCGCGCTCCGGCCATCCGGCTGGTAGTGTTGGAGATCGGCGGCCAGCGCATCGTGCTTGCTGCGCTGAATGGTCAGCATGGCTTCCGTCTGCGTCAGGAGGGCTGACAGCTTGCCCGCGTCGATCGATGGCTGATCGTTCATGATCCACCATCCTGGCCGGCCCATGATTGCCCCGACAGAATACGCCTAATGGTGTTCTTTGACACCTTGTACTCTGCCACTAGGACACGAATTTTTACACGTTCCTCCGACCTTAGAAATCGGATCTCATCGACTTCTTGTTTCGTCAGCTTTGCGCTAGGGTTACTCCCTCCTGTGCGTTGAACAGCGTGCAGTTTCGCATGCTCTGATTTTGTCAGAACTACGAGGTTTGCAGGGTGATTGTCGTCAGACTGCCTATTGTCGTGGTGCACATCCTCATCGTCTCGCAGTGGGCGCCCGATTTCCCTTTCTGCTACATGCCTGTGCTCCAGGACAGTGCGCCCTTCAATACTTAGTCGAACGTACCCGCTCGGCAACACTACCCGCCCACCCTTCCAGTTATGGTGTCGCGCTCCGGTAAAATGGACCTTACCTACCGGCCTAGACTCAATGCCGGCTTTCTTTAGTCTCAGAAAAACCGTACGCACCGCGCAAGCTAAATCGGCGGCAATCTGCTTCGAGGACTCCCCCAGAAGATACCGATATACGATGTCGTCAGTATCTATGTCGTCGCGCCTATTCGTCCGTGTCATGCTTGCCGCCGGACATTTGCGTCACGACCTCGTTGTACACACGTATTGCATCGCGTGCAGCATCATCAATAGATGCGCCATAAGATTTCACGGTCACAGCCGGCGGCCCCTTCTGACGGCCTGCAATCTCAACGGACGACATTGGGGCCGGCGCTTCGAACACAGCAACGGACGACATGACCGCCTGTTCTGCCATGGCGTCACGTGTGGCGATTTCCAAGAGCTCATCGCACGACTTCTGTATGTCCGTGCGGTAGGCGCCCGGTGCGTGTTCGGCATCCGCGTAAATTCGCCCAATAAGGTCACTGACGGTGCTCATTTTCGGTACCCCTTTTAGAATGCCGACACAAGGTCGGTTCGTTCGGTCTGTCGTGGTCGGCGCGCCATCGCTCGGCGGGCCTGCCCGATCTCCAGTTGCACGGCCAGCCTTCACTCGTGTCGGTAACAATACTTCTGGGCTGCTGGAATTTTTCGTTTGCACTGACTCCCGATGACGTTATTGTGACCCGCTGTCACAATCAACCCCTCGCACTGCATAAATGGTTTTCTATCCCTCAGACATGCTAGACACGTTTTCTTACCGGGCACTCTGGCTCTTTCGCTCGTCAACTTGAAACCGACAATCAAGTACCAGGGCCCATTCCGGCAGATATCAGATTTTGTCTGCCCCCTTTCTACGCGATCCCT